GAGCAACACCGACCCAGCGGTCGCCAACAGAATAGTGCATGAGGTTGTCCTCACCCGCAACCACTGCGCCCTTGTACGCCAAAGGGTCCAGCTCGATAGGCGTGGTGTAGACCAAGGACCGGCCGACAGCGCGCTCGCGCCCTGATGCAAACTTTACGCTGCTCATGTGATCACCGTAAATTCTTCACGTTGATTGAGGACGTAGGACAGATTGGCAATGGCGCCTTGAAAGTTTTCTGTCTTCAACTGCAGGCTCTCCCCGCTGCGCAGGTTCTGCCTGCCGAGCTCGATGATGGCAAAGTCGTTCGGTGGGATGTCCATCTGGTTCAGGATCAAAAAGCTGACGCCGTTCGTGTCTACGATCCGAGCTGATAACTGCAACGTCTCTGTCGCGTTGTTGGTGACCATCAGCGATGTTAGCAGCGCTACAGCCTCGACGGTGCGCTCTGGGTTCGGCCCGATGGCTGGGATGAAATAGTCCGGCGTCTCCAAAACCGTCGTGTAGAACGACGGGATAACGACGCGTTCTACGTTAAACAGGTTGAGTGGGGGGCGGGGCGTAGTGATCGTAGGCATGTCAGCCTCCTAATGCTTGGATAAGAGGTAGCGCGATATTCTGCACACCACGGGAGAAAGCCTGCCCCTCGACAGTACCGCGCTCGAAGTCCACGCGCAAGTCGTCCCCGAGGTAGGTGTCCCCGAGTTCGGTTGAGAACGTGGCATAGACCCGCCCGCCATCCAGCTTCAGGTTCGCAAACGCTGGGTTCACGGCTTCGCCGGTACCACGCTGAGAGAACGGCAGCGAGTTGTAGTTCACCCCCGAGCCGACGTAGCTGAACTGTTGCCCAGTTGCTTCGACTACAGATGGGAACCCTATCGTAGGGGGCGTCTCGACGTTGGTCTTGATGAGCGTAATTAACGAGCCCAGCATGGCCTCAGCTGGAGCCGTCAGCGCACACCGCGCGAGGATTCGGGCTTGGATGATTTCCCAGCTGCGCAGGAAGATTGGTAGTAGCCCAGCGCTGAAGTGGTACTCAGCGTTCCAGTTGAACAGTCCCTTCACAAAGAACTGCGCCCCGCGGTCTTGGCCCGACCGGAAGTCACCCGACAGCTGGCGCAGCAAGGTTCCAGCGTCGCGGCGCGTCAGGGCCTCGTTCTCAACACTGAAGTTCTGCACTTCCACAAACTCGTCAGCGAGTTGTATGTACATCTCCTCGATGATGGTGGCCTGCTGCTCAATGATCGCATCGGCTGTGGCCACGTACACTCCGCGGGGCTGCCCAACAGGGTCTTCGATCCGGATTGTGTTCCGGAAGCCCGTCGCTACAAGCGCGTAGTCACCAAAGGTATTGTTGGAGTTGGCAACCGTAACCTGTCCGCCGTCGAGGCACCACAAGCCGTAGCGGCTCCAGTTCGTGAACACCGACACAAGCTGCACAAACGCGTTGCGTTTGATCAGGTAGCCGTAACCGTTCGGGTTGATCGCTGTAAAGCTGTCGACCACCACGGACCGTAGCGGTGAGGAAGGCGCAAGTACAGAGCCGTCGGCCAGCAGGTTACCGCCACCGCGCGGCATGAGCGGATTACCCGCTGCACGGTCGATAGGCAGCGTCAGCTGGTCCTGTGTGAAGTTGTGCAGCATAGAGCAGTCAGAGATATACGGCGAGCGTATGATGACCGCACCGGGCTTAAACACGAACACAAAGCCCTTCTCAGGTGGATAATCATACTCGGGTTCTATGGCGACCCCAGCTATCTTGCGATACAGCTCCGAGCCAACAGTAAAGTAGCCCCGCTCAGCAACCGCCGCGAGGCCAGTGCCCTCGTTCACATAGTTTGGCGCTGCCTCATGCTGCAATCCGGTGAACGTAAAACCGCGGACTTTGGTGCCGCTGTTCAGCATGAACATATTGTTCTGCGCCAAACCACTGGGTAGCGACAGCTTCGTTGTACGTAAGTCGTACCCGTACAGCAGACAGTTTACAGGGACTTCTGTGTCCGGCTGTACTGTATACTCACCGGGGTAAACAATCACACCACATGGGACTGCAAGCACCGCGGCTTTTGCAAGCGCCGTGCCAATAGTCGCTAACGAGGCCCCGAGACTGGTGCCCGTGTTTGCGTCGTTGCCACCCATCGTCACGTAGAAAGTGCGCTCTACAGTGTACGAGTCAGCAACGCCAGCTCCAGCAGGGATCGTGCCTGCGGGCCACTGGAAATCGGACGGGATGACGAGGTTGTCGGCCGACACGACGAGCGGCGTTGGCAGCGCGGTTTGCGTTAGGGTCAGCGTGTCAAGGTCAGTCTCATGTCCGACGCCATAGGTACGGTACCATGCGATGCCGTAGCGGGCTGAACTGGGGACATATACGTCGTAGGCTTCACCGCCCGCGAAGCCGACCGAGTAGGAGAACTCCCGGCGAAGCGAGCTTACGAGCAGTGTGTTGTCGGAGTGGACGACGATCTCACCGATCTTGTTGCCGAACCCGTTGTACCAGTCGATACCCGCAGTAATCCCGTCGTTGGCAGGATCGCCACTGTCCTTGAACCGCTGGTACCCGCCGCGGAAAGTGTATGTTTGGCCCGCTTCGAGCGGCACTGAGTACCTCATGGCTGCCATGCCAAGCCCCGTGAAGCGGTATACTTTACCGTTCAGGCCAACAGCGTTCGCGCCACCAGATAGATTGAAGTAATCGGGTGCGTCGCCGGGGCGGTGTTCACGGAAAAGCTCCGAAGCCTTCTGCACCTGAGCTGTCGTACTCGTGAGGTTCCCCACGGTGACGCGGAGCTCGACAAGACTGCCGGGGTTGAAGGCTTGCGGGATTGTCTCCTCAGCACCACGCTCAACGGTCAGTACGTCGCCCGCGCGAGCGGTGACGTTTACGATCTCAAGGGCGTTGTCTGTAGACACAATGGTCGCGAAGAAATTCTCACCGGCGCTCAGCGTCGGAAACGCCGCGCCCGTTCCCGCAGTCAGCGTGACCTGCGTACCCGTGTCGGTAATAGCGGCAGCAAGAAACCCGCGCGCGTTGTTCTTCAGTTTAACTGACATTAACAGACTCCGTTATCATACGAAGGGCCGCATTTGTACCGCCATAGTCCCGCGCATGTTGCCCAAATTAGCACGCGCCCTACGCTCTGTCACGTGTGAAAGGTACTGCTTGGCGTGGTAGGTCGCCAGCTCTCGGTCGCCCCACGCTTCGTTTGGTAATACCAGAAGTTCTTGCAGAGCGCCATGGAACAATACGTCCTCGATCTCGTCGAACAAATACTGTGGCATACCCTCGGCAGTTCGCTTCGGCTTCAGCGCATATATCAGCCGCAGCCGGTACGTATCGGCGCCGTCCGGAAGGGGCAGCAGTATGTATTGGTCCGGGGTTAGCTGCGTCATCGAGCGCGGCTCTGACGCCCCTTCCAGCGCGTCCTCGGGCATCTGGAAATCTGCCCCACTATTGAGCCCCTGCTCGTTGAGTGCCGCCCCGTTGAACGCCCCAGAGCCCGCCCATAGGTCTTCGTACGCCACGCCTGCGTAGAGGTCCGCCCACTGCGGATACCTGTGCGTGGCCTGCTCCAGCGTCAGGCGATCCAGCGGACTGTCATTGATGGTTGCTGCGAATACAACATGGACGTCGGTGTTCTGGGGCTTGCGGTAATAGTACTGGTGCACCCCCGGGCTCACCGTCATAACGGGCTCCGCGTGCCGCCAGAATAGCGTGCGCTCGCAAGACCGTATCGCGGTGTTGCGAATCGCCTGCTCCATAAGCGGCTGCGGGCACCCCGGCACACTGGAGTTAATCCGCGGGATGAGTGAGCTGAACTCGCGATCTGCCATTACACCACCTGTCTCGGGTCTAGGCTGCCCGCGTCTGTGTCGGTCAGCTGCTGCGTCTTCATGTCAGCAATGAGGTCTTGGACGAACGCATCGTTGAAAAGTTTTGCTCGGCCAGAGTTTACGTGCTCGTCGTCAATCGACTGGGCCAAGTACACGATACCGTTTATGAGTGCCGGGTGGTACGCGTCGCCGGGTACAGTTATCGTATCTCCCAACGCATACGGCGCAGGCGTCTCAGAATACTCGGCGATCAGAACGGTGCCGCTCTGTGGCGCTGGGTACAGGAAGAACATCCCGGGGTTCCGCACGTGGCGGACATAGTTTACAGGGACCCCAGCGGGCGATGAACGCCACATCGGAGCTGTTTGATCTAGCGCGTCCTTGTTTACCTCGGTGATTACCCTGCCGCCCTGCACGTTGTAGATTTCTACGAGGCGGATGCCAGTGGTGGGTATGCGCTGTACTACAGTACCAGCAACGGTTTGGATTTCGCCGACCACAGTAAACAAGTCCGGCCGAATCGTGGTCATCCGTCGTATGGTCTGGTTTAGGAATCGCAGCAGCACCGCATCGGAATACCGATACGGCGCGCGAGTATCCTGCACCAAAGCGCGGACTTCGACTATGACCTCAGCAGCTGTCATTCAGGCAGGTCCCTTGACGCATCGGCTTCTATCTCGGGTGAAGTATACTTCGGTTCTTCTGGGATGTCATCTGTAGAAACGTTAAGCGGTTTCTTCCTGTTTGTCGTGGCTTTGGTGACCAGTTTCTTAGGGACAAACTTTTCTGGGAACGCTTCTTCTTCGGTGACCTCAAAGAGCTTGTGGTTCTTTGACATGTCTGAGGTCCACCCAAAGATGTACCCGTCGTCTACGTGCTTGAGCCAACGCTGTGTCATTTTTTTGTCCTTTTCCCCGAGGGTTTTACTGGCCAGCTCTTTCGCTCTGGTCCGGTCTTCTTAGTAGACATACTACGTTTCTCCGCAGCAGTCATCTTGCTTGCTGCTTTCTGCGGTCTGCAGGCTGGGTACGAGCGACTGGACTTCTCAGACCCGGAACGGCCGCAGGGCTTGCCGGTCTTCACGTCGACCCACTTCTCCCCGAACCATTTGCCGAGGCCGCCCTTGCTCATTTCTTCACCCGGTTGTCTGGGCCTTTCCAACCGCCGCCGCGCTTCTTGTACTCCTTGGAGGCCCACGCATTAGCGTACGCGCTCGGGTACACATCGAACTTCTTCTTGGCCTCGGACTTTACCTTGGACCAGAGTGACGGGTTCGTAGGTTTGGGACTAGCCATGTCAGCACTTCCACGCTCTTAAGGATTTATTGATTCGGCTGTTCGGGTCGTTGGCCGTCTTCTTCGAGGTCACTTGCCCCCTCTAGGTTTGCCTACACGCTTCTTAGCCTCTTTACTGCCCTTCGCCATTTCTGATAAGCGACTAACACCGGACTTCATAAACGCCGCAGCGTTTGCCCGCCCCGTCATTTGTGCGGCCTTTTTCCGGTCCTTGTCGTCTTTCACAGTGGAGAGAGGCTTTGAGTTCCCAACCCCGTCCTTCTTCATGCGAAACGCCTCACTCTCATACTGTTGAGAGCCGTCGTTGTTTTTGCGTGTGGCAACTTTTTTGACGGGTTCTTTCATTTCGTCGCTCCTCCATCTAACATTTCCAAGCCCGCAGGCTTTTGTTTATGCGACTGTTCGGGTCGCTGGCCGTCTTCTTCGAGGTCAACTTCTTCTTCATGCCTGTCATTCTGGCACAAAAACTCGCTTTGCGGGAGCCCCCTTCTGGCTGGGGGGCCTTGAGTCCCGGCTTACCCGGGTTGGCCTTGTTGTAGGACGCGCGCCCCTTGGCGTTCAGGCCCCCCTTCGGGTCCTTGCCTTCCTTGCGGGTCCAAGCAGGGCTCTTAGCCATTACGCAATCCTATTCACTACGAGGATAACCGCAGGTATCACTGGGCGGTTGTAGGGCACAGTCTGTGCATCTACATGGTGCAAAGTCACCCCGGCGTTTTCCACAGCAACGACGACTTCAAGGTACTGCCCCGCTGTGACTTGTAGGAGTCCGGTAACAGCCTGACAAGTAACGCCGCCGTCAGAAGACTTGGGTATAACCAGCTCAGACGCTGAGTTCGGGATGTCCGTACCGTTCAGTCGGAACCACACCTCCGCGTCGTGGTCATTGTTATCGGTGTTCTGAAACTGAAGGCGGGATGCAATCTCGTACACCCCTGCAGCCGCAAACGTGATCCGCGTACTGCTCGTGACCGACACCCCAGCTGCAAGCCCAGTTGTGTCGAACTCTACAACTGTAGCTGTATCTGCAGTAAATGTCTGGTCGCTGAGGTCGTAGAAGATTCCGTGCGCCCGCCCGGTCACGTCGCCAAAGGCCACGCTGATTGGGTCTCCGGGCTGCAGCGCGCTATCAGCCAGCGCACCCTGCGCGGCTGTGGCGAAGTCTCCGGGCTGCAGCGCGCTATCAGCCAGCGCACCCTGCGCGGCTGTGGCGAAGTCGCCTGTGTCATTTAGCGCGGCAGTCCCGAGACCAAGCTCAGCCCGCGCCTGCGCCTGATCGCCGTATGTAACCTTAGTGATAACCACCGAGCCAGTCCCATTGGGGCTCAAGGTGATGTCACCGTTCTCGTCAATGCTGCTGATCGTGTTGCCCGCGATGCGTACGTTGCCAGCCGAGGCGGACACTGTACCGACCTTCAGGGCTGTGGCAACGCCCGTGCCGCTGTAGACGACCTTCTCGGTAGCCGCCGGCCCGCCGTCGACGTGCAGCAGCTGGCTGTACGTGTCTTTGATTTTGTTCGCTGTCAGGTTGGTAGTCATTGCACGCACCCCAAATGGTAGGTGGGGCCCCGAAGGGCCCCGACCGTTATGTTACGTTTGGAATCGTGCCGAGATCGGCACCCATGTTGACCACAGCCAGCGAGACTTTGATGCGTGCTGCGTCAGTGGCCGCGGTGTTGACGGTCAACACAACGTCGGTATCCGCAGCTGCGTAGTACGCGCCCGCGGTCACGCCCGCGGTAGTGCCAACTGCCGCGTTCAGGTCCACGTTGTTGCCCCAGAGCGCGTGTGTAACCGCGACGCCAATGTCGACAGTGGCTGCTGCGCCTTCAGCACGTACAACAGTGACGGCAGTCGCCACCACGTACGCACCTGCGGGCAGCGTGCCAATGACCAGCGTGTCCGCGGCTCCCAGAGCAGCGGCGCTTGCAGCAGAACGAGCTGCTGCAATCTTGGCGAAGTCGAGATCAATCTCGATGACGCTCACGCGGTCGGTGTAGTTGGCTGTAAAGCCTGCAGAGTTCTTATAGAACCCCAGCGAGTCGGTGTAAGCAACCATTGGTCAGCCCTCCTTACGCGAAGTTGACGACTGCAGTGGACAGTGCCTCAGGCTTTACAACCTGATAACCATACACCTGCATACCGCGAATGATATTGCCAAACGTAGACTGAGCACGGAGAGTTTCCATCTCGGTCATCTGTGTGGCAAAGGTGAAGCCCATCTTGTGCCCCGCGATCACCGACGTATTACCGGCGGTGACATTCAGGTTGTGCGACACGTAGATGGTGAAGCGGTCGATCATGCCAAGGCGGCCGTTGCGCAGCGGAGTAGTGCTGTCACCGGTCAGCGAGGCATCCTTCAGCTCGGACTTCTTAATGAGGCCCGCAGCACGTGCTGGGATCACAAGGAAGCGGTCGCTCTCGGGGCAGTTCGCCTCGTCCAGCACAGTACCCATATCGACGATCAGGTCGACGATGGACACAGTCGAAGACGCGCCGTCCTTGGTGATGGTCAGCGGAGCGCCAGCCGTACCAAGGTTAAACGCGCTAGACTTAGCACCGGCAGTGACGCCGCGGTTGGATGTGCCTACGCCGGGCAGCAGATCGGTCAGCACGCGCTGGTCAATCCTGATCTTCATCTGCTCGGACGCGTCTTTCGACCACATATCCATCAGTTTCACATCGGTCTGTACCTTATCCACATCGTCTTCGATGCAGGAGAAGTACTCGCCTTTGTCAATGACCAGCTGAAGTTTCGGCTTGTCAGGGGTTTCTACGACAAGGTTCTGACCCTTGATGTACTCACGAATCGTGATGTTGGGCTGGGTACGGATATTGACCGTATCACCCATGCTCTTGATCTCGCCTTCGTAGTCGGTATTCGAGATCGCTGCGAGCACAGTGGCGTCGTAGAAGTTCTCGATCAGTTTACCGGACCAAATCTCAGGGATGAAATTCCCGGAGTAGTTGGGTCGGCCGGGGGAAACGGGGTACGCCATGTTTTGGCTCCTATCTAACCGTTGGTGATGCGACCTTCGCGCTGTGCGGCGAAGATGTCACGTTCAATGCGAGCACGCTCCTCGTCCTTGCCCTTGAAGCGACCTTGTCGGACATCTGCGTAAAACTTCGCGATGGCCTCGGGGTTGTAAGTCTTACTGGGTGAGCTGCTCGGGGTGCTACCCGACCGCCCTTTACCCGGGGAGACTTGCTTCTCAAGCTGACTTGCGGCGGCGTGCCGAGTGGTCTGAGCAACAGATTGGCCTGCTTGCCCCTGCCAAGACTCGAAGAACTGAGCAACGCGACGCACGTCTTGGCTGCGCTGTGCGTTGTCGAGGAAGGTCTGGCGGGTCAATCCCGACAGAGGGTCTACCTCCAATAACCAACTATGGAACCCTTGGTCGGCATTGATATCACGCCAATCTGGCGTGAGCCGTCCTAGTTCCGCCCAAAAACTCTGCTCAGCAGAATGTGCTTGGTTCTGCACAACCTGCTCTACGCGGGGTAGTACGCTTGTCTGGAGCTGGCGGAGTGTACCACGCAGTTCCGCGATCTCTTTTGCCTGTGTCAGAGTTTCCTCACGGGTAACTCGCCGCATCAGATCAACAGAATCGCCGTAATCCTCCACATCCTGCTCCGTTACGAACTTCTGACCAGAGTCAATCTGGGTCGTTGGTTGCGCAGATAGCGTGGACATGAGCTGTTCTATTTGGGTCAGTCGGGTGCTCAACTGCTGGTTCTCGGCCCGTAACCGGGCTGTATCAGCGTTATACATACCTTGAAGGGTGCGGTAACGCTGCTCAGCAGTCTCTTGGGTCTGGTTGTACTTTTGCCCGTGCTCGGTAGGCTGGGACTCGGGTGCCTCCTCCGTCTCACTGTAGGCCTCTACATGCTGTACGACCCCCTCACCCCCCGCTACCTCAGTAACGGAATCGGTGTTGAGTTCTTCATACAGCTTGGCGACGGCCTCAGACTGTTTACGGACTTGTGCTGGCATAGCCATGTTGAACGCTCCTCTCGGTGTGCGCGGTTAAACGGTCAGCTACCCCTCGTGGGCTCTGCTGCCAAATCAGGGGCTTGTTTTGCGAGCTTGTATATCTCGCCTAGAACCTGACATCGCCCCTGCGCAAATGCCACGTTCTGCGTTACGTTGGGGAGCCTATCCAATTCGTGACGCTGCCATTCTCCCAGCCAGTTCATAACTTCTGGGTATTGGCGCATCGTGATTGCAATAGCCTTCACAACGTCAGGGGCTGGTCGGATCATCCTGCACCCCCTGTATCTCGGTTGCTCACGGTGTTTCCTTCGGTACCGCCAGCTTGGGCTCCACCGGGCTGTAGCGTCTCTGGCGAAGGCTGCCCCTGCGGTGGGGCCGCGGCAGCCGCAGTACTCGCGGTAAACTTCAGCTTGTCCCGTGAGGGAATGATCTCATCGGTTGGCATCTGCAGCCCCTTGGCAACTTCCCGCAGGATAGCCGCACGGCCTTCGATACCAATGATCTGCATGTCGATCTCGTTAGCAGTGGCGTTAAGGAACTCAAGCCGCCGCACGTTCACAGTCTCTTTGACCGCGAGGTTGACAGCGCCACGCGCGATAACTTCTGCGTCACCCTTGATGCTCTCGTCCTCGTCGTACCGCATGTTGTACACGAACTGGCGGTGCACGATGGCGTAGATCACATCGTTGTCGATGTGCATCACGACCTGCCGAATACCCTTACCCGCGGAGCCCATCAGCATGGACAGGCCCGAGGCTGTACGCCCCGCACCCTGCACGTTGGTGTCGCCGTAAATGTAGGATGGGATGCCACTGTGGTCGTCGGCCATCTTGGAGAACCGCTCGTACACTCCGAGCAACTCGTTGGCACGAGAGTCTGGCTGGTTGAACCGCACCGCCGGTGCGCTCGACCCCAGCGGGTCGTTCATAACCTGCCAGATTTTCCATGGGTGGATTTGGGTGATGTCTTCGTTCGGTGGGATGCGCTCAAGGTTGACCTCGACCTGCGGGCCGGAGGCAATCGCCATGTTGTTGACCAGCGCGCGGACAGCGGCGTTACACACGCCCTGAATGTCTTCGATGATGTCGGGGATACCGCGGCCCCAGAACGCCCCGGGCGTCTTGATGAACGACGTCTTAGCGTAGGGCTTCTCACCCAACGGGTCGTAGTTGAGGATCGCCTTTATGACGTACCGCCCCACAACCCACACATTGGCGTCGTACTCGCTGGCTTCGTCTGGGACTTCTTCTTCGCTAAGCCCCCACTCGCGCAGCATTTTACCGCTTACCTTGCCCCAAAACTCTAAGGCGTCGTACATATCGGTCGGGCGCATCTCGGTGTAGAACTTGCGTTCCTCCTCCTCGCGCTGCATCTCGACGTGCTCTTGAATCCATGACTGTGACGGGCCGTGCTCCAGCGTCGCCCGGATCGCCCCGTCGTCGTACCCCGGCACGCCTATTAGGTCCGCCAGCTGCGTCCTGCTCAGCTTGTGCAGCTCGAACAGGTATCCGTCGTCGATGTGTGTGACGCCCGGCTCAGGGAAGATGTTGAACGGGCTGACCCGCTCGTACTCCGGTGCCAGCCGCTCGCTGGCCTCGACCCGCGTGGTGCCGTCCTGACCTTTGCTCCAGCCCAGATGGCGCTGGCGGCGTACAATCGGGCCTTTTATGAAGGCACACGGAAATGTTACTAGGTCAGTGATGAACTCGTTGAAGGCTTCAGACCAGCCGCCCTGCGCAAACTGGTCGTCGATCTTGATCTTCATGCGGTCAACGGCGTTCTGCGCGGCCTGCATGATTTTGAAGCGGTACTCTTGGGCCACCAGCTCTTTGAGCTCAGACATCTGCGTTTCGTCCGGGGCCATGCCAGTGGACTGCACCATAGCCACCACCTTCTGCGCAAAGCTGGACTCCAGCTCCGCGGTCTGGTCCGGCGACAGGTCAGGGATTGGCGTCGTCATCATGTCCCATGGGGGCGTACCGTTGTCCAGCAGGATGTCGCGCAGCCAGCTCTCGGCCGCCCGGCACTTCACCTCGGTAATCATCATGTAGACTTCAGAGCCGCCCTGCGTTTTGATATGCGACAGCTTGTCTGCTTCGTACTCGCCATTGCGCTGGCGCATGGCGCGCAGCATTATGTACTCGATAGGCTTCTTGGCGAGCCGTGCGGCGTCCCAACAGGTGCGCACGTAGGCACCCAGACCGAGAATGAACGGGTCATTTTGCCGTGTCCGCACCTCACGGTCGATGCGCTCCTGCTCGTCACGAGCAAGATCGTCGTTGTTTAGGACGCGTAGTAGGGACAGCCCAGCCATGGTACTCCGTCAATCACTTACCGATTTGTTGGCACTATACACACGCTTTGTTTTTTCAGCAAGGTAAGAAAAAAACCCCCACTGGGGGAGAACCAGCGGGGGAGTAGTTCAGGCAAGCAGTGTCCAACAGGGAGGAATTGGACAGTAGTGACTTCACCTATATACTACGTCCATCCGCTCGATGCAACCCGCTTTACATCACGGCGCTCTATCATGTGCTGTCCCTCCCCTGCGGACGCTATATGTAGCATTAGGTACTGCAGCGCTTCGGCCACGTGGCTGTGTTTGTTCTTGTCGATCCCACCGTTCTTATCGAACCGGTAGCCGCCCATCATGGCCGCCTTGAGGCGCATACACCTTGGGTCGAGCAGGAACCCCGGGTCGCCGTCGACCTGCCGCATGAGAAACTCATCCACGGAGTTGATCCGCGCGCTGACCTTGTTGGTCTTGGCCGGTATGACCCGCAGCCCTTCTGCCTTGATGATGTCGACCGCGGTCCGCTCGTCTGTCTGCGCCCGCTGCGTACCCGCTGGGTCGACGACGATCAGGATGGGCGCGCCCGGGAACCGCTCGTAGATCAGTGGCTTGAGCATCGTCCGCACGAAGCGCTGAATCCCCATGTCGAAGCTGACCAGTTCGTCGAATACCAGTGCCCGCCCCCGCGGGTCCTGCTGCCCAATCACAGCCGCCGGTGTCAGCCCGAGGTCCATCCCCACCACGATGGGTCGAGTCCCGTTACTGATAGGCCGTAGGGTCTGGCCTGCCATGTGGTAGTCCGGCCGAAAGTACTGGTAGACCGGCTTACCGTTGCTGCTCAGCCCGTACTCACCGTCGATGAACACCCGGACGTAGTCCTCGCTACGGCCTTGGATGTCGTAGTACCCCTCTGGCAGGTTCTCGACGTTCTCGGCGTAGGGGCTGCGCCCCGACGGCTGCTTGAACACATCCCAGCCGTTGTCGTTCTTACCGACCCCGTCCTTGGGGTCAATTTTCTCCATCTGGTAGTACCACCACGTGTCCATGGTTGGCGGGTTGGTGTCCCCCCACATCCCGTGCCACGTCGGCCCGCCGTCCTTGTTGGATGGGAACCGCCCGACGCGTTTGGACATGGCGTCCACGATCTCCGGCGCGATGTCCCTGCACTCGTTGAACCACGCGAAGGTAAGTTCCAGCGAGTTGAGGTTAGCCACGTCGTCCGCGTCGTCCAGCGCACGGAACATAATCTCACACTCAATATCACCGACCTCGAAGAAGTAGGTCTTGGTGGTGCGCATGTACCGCCCGCACACCCCCGGCGGGAACCAGTCGAGGAACGTCTTGATCGTGGTGTCCTGCAGCTGCCGTGCTGTCTCGCGGACCACAGCCGCCCGTGTCCTGCGCTTGCCCGTATTGGAGTCCGGTAGCTGTGCCGCCGCCCGGCGGATAACCTCAAAGCTGCAGGTCACAGACTTACCCGAGCCCACCGGGCCCATCAGCGTACGCATCTTGGCGTCGGACTTCATAAACCGCTCACCTGTCGGCGGCGGGGTGTAGTCTATGGACAAACCCATTGTGCCCGTGCTCCTGTGCCAATATCACCACGATTTCCCTCGGGCGCCCTTTTGGGCGGCGATGCGTTCTGCCGCGTGGGGGGACGATCTTCGTCCGGTACGAGTAGCCTCCACGCTCAAGCGTGAGGCGTAGGTCTTCATGTTCTTTGAGCGTTTGCAAACGTACGGCAGGAGCGCCTTCATAGGTACTACTGAAAATCGTCTGTATCGAGTTCATAGGCTTCCCCTTCCACATCGGCTGTCAGGGTCATGGGGGGCGTGTTGTTACCGAAGTTGATGTTGATCTTCACACCACCGCCGCTGGCTGCGGCCTCATCGGTCTTGACCTCCAGTCCCGCCCACTTGATCGTGGACTTTATGAGGTCGGCCTTGACTGCTGGAGATACATCCGGGCTGTGGATCAACCCCCAAGATGTTGTGAGTAGCTCCTCTGCCTGCGCTCGGGCCTTGAGCTTGAAGGTCATGCCCTTGTCGCGGATATCGTCTCGATAGGTTTCCACGCGCTTGAGAAACACCGGGTCCTTGTTGAACACCAGCAACTCGGATGCGGTTATGCCATGCCGGTCCTTGATCTCATCCAACGCCTCCCCGCTGCCCTCAAGGGCAAGGGCGATGTCGAACGTGAGCCGGTCTGACCATTTGGTATGATGTAGCGGAAATTTATCCATGACGCCAAGATAGCGTGCAGTGAGGGGGTCTGGCAAGGGGGTATGCAAAGTATACAGTTTGGTTTCTGGAGGGCTTAAAAGTATACACGTTCCTTTTTCTGGCCTGTGCTTTGTGAGGTTTACTACACTATGGGGGGGCCAAAAAATCCGCTGTCCGACTGCCCCCCCGGCCCCCCGGCCCCTACGCTGCGGCGCCGCGCGGCGTGCTTAAAACTATACAAGGCAAGCCCGCAAACCCCTATAAAAACAGGCCTATTTGACAAGGCGCGAATCTTTAGTCATACATAACTTATCGAAACGGCAAACAAGACGCCGGGTCGACAGGGTGAAAGCCCGCGCTCTTTGAAACTGTTAGACTTTACCTAGGGATGTTGTCCCGATTATGGGACACCGCCCTTTTAATCCTCGAAAGGGAATCACTATGACTAAGCGTATCGCATCCGAATTGAACTGGATCGAAGTATCTTTGGAAGGTAATGCAGCACTTGCCAAGCGTCTCGACGCCGTGCGCCTTGCCGAAAAAGAGTATAAGGATGCTAAGTCGTCGTTTGAGGCACAATTCGTGACCGCCGCCCGCAAGAAAGGCGCACTCGACGAGGGCTTCACTCTGGCCTTCGGTTACCGCTTCGGCAAGCTCTCGGTTGCCAAGGTCACAGAGCAGGAGCAGCGCGTTACCAAGGCGAGCACCAAGCCGGTGTTCAAGCTGTAAACACAACGGCCAGCCCGCAAGGGCTGGCCACCCTTTAATATGGAGAAATACTATGACACCACACGTTGATACTAAACTGAAGCAACTGCACTACGACGCCTATGTCAGCCGCATTGGCCAGCTGGCAGCGAGGCGGTACCTCGCCACCCGTGAAGAGCCACCTACACGCGGCAACATCCGCGCTACCATTGCCTTTATACTTTTGGCCGCGGCCGTGATCTTCATCGGCATGGTACTCTAACCACCGACCCGTCTAGCGAAAGCTAGGCGGGTTTTCTTTTGTCCTGCTGTCCTGCTGTCCTGCGGTCTCTTAGCGCTTTCGTCCCTCGATTCTCTCGGCATACGTCGGGGGTCTTTAGCTCGAAACTGTACACACGCGCGCCCCGTAGTATACATGTAAACTTTGGAGTCATTAGTATACGTGTATAGTTAAAGTATACGTGTATACTCTCAACTAAGTATACACTTTACGCTTGTAACCTACTGAAAACAAACAACTATCTATTTTGCCCAAAAACTATCTACGTTTTTACGCTCTGTAAGTATACGTTTCAAGGGTCCGTGTATACCGGGTTTTGTGTAAGGTTTGCGGTATACAGGGAGAAAAAGCGTGTGAAACCAAGGGGATAGAGCGTGTTTAGTGTATATATACATTAGAGCAACTATCTAACTATCTATCTATCTACACATATATTAGCCCTTTCATGCGCGAATATATTCACAAGTATACACGCACCTGCACTAAAAGATAGAGCCTCTACTGAAATAATCGTAGATAGTTAGATAGTTGTTTGTTTTCAGTAGGTTACAGCCGATTTTCGTAGATAGTTGCGTAGATAGTTTATCTAACCCACTTGGTGTATACTTGGGCCGCAAGCCGGAAAAACCTAGCAAAATCAAGGGCTTAACCCGAAACTTGACACGGCTCGGCCGACGTGCTAGTTTCAAAATCGCCAAGCCCAACCCGGCACGGTAGTATAAAATCTCTCCGAAAAGGAACTAACTATTATGTTTGATAATATCTTCATGGACGTAACCGACAACGAAGTTGACACTGTACCAGTGACTTGGGTCAATATCGCCGACCTAAGTGAACACACAACCCATCGTATACTTACCATACGTCCTCGTCGTCGGACCTATCTACACCAGTCTGAGGCTGGTTATGACTGGGCTGCTGGTCGTGAGTTCGTGGTTACTTCCGTATCAAGCCCCTACTGTGGGCAGGTAGTGGCAGTAGACGAACGCCGTAACCTCGTTGGGTATGGTTACACTCATGTACAAATTCACTACAACAACGTGTCAGCACCGCTGATGCTTTCCCTCGTAAAGTAAGGATGACTACGCTATGAACTATACAATCGAGATCGACGAGTACAGCCTTGAGGCAACCGCCGACGTGCTGCGTATTATCAACCCCGGTAAGTCCAGTGCTGCCCATATCAGGGCCAGGGTCAACGCTAATATGCGGGATGGTTCCACGTCCCTTAGTACTGCTGGCTGGGAAGCTGCTGGTTTCTTCCCTGACCATAAGCCCGGTGTAATGGTAGTCCGCTTTGCTGTCGCTGCCTACACAGTACAGTGCTGGCTTGATAACAACCCCACCAAGGAGATCAACTAATGTACGGAAGTAACGTCCAATTACCCAGCAACCGTATGCTGTCCTACAACACAGCACTGCTCAAGTACAACTCCATCAAGCCTATCCGTGGTCGGTCAGACCAGAACACAAGGCCACTGGCCCATCGTGGCAACGACAACCTGACCATCCGGATGGAGCCAACGACCAGTGACATACTGGTCCGGCTCTACTCCACGGATATTGTCCGCTATGTCCACCAGCAGGGTGGTGACCCCGACCTAAGTCCCATCATCTTGGACCCTTATGCTTCTGTCCTGACCAACAGTGTCATGCGGTCCATCCTTGGGCCACATGTTAATACCTACTGGTCGAATAGTGGCCTCATCACCGAAGTGGGTGGTCGGTACTATAACACCCCGTCCTTCGTCACGGTCCAGCCAGCAGAGACCGGTTGGACGCTTGTCGATGGTTCCAAGCCCATCGAGGTGCCGGCTTTCAACCGTAAAGAGGGCAAGCAGGCCCTCAAGGACAGCAACTACTACATGTTCAAGCTATGGTTGGATACACGTATTCGTCTCAACTTGAGTCCACTTGGCCCCCGTTGGTACACTCGCAGTCCGTTTTGGACACCTAGTGAGGCTATGGCCTACCTCCGCCAAGGTGAGACTGGTTGGGCTGAGATCGCTGGTCGTACGAGAAACCGTGAACCACTGGAGGCTGAGCTGCGGTTACTGCGTGAGGCTGTCTACAAGCACGGTATGTGCTACGACACTGAGTCGTATGAGTACTTTGGCAGCCACACCAAGCTACAAGCCGCCATGCGTAGGGTCAGATAGTTTGGGTGATGTCGAAACGCCCTACGGGGCGTCTGACATGGGTGGCTCCCATGTCACTGATGAGACAAGCCATATAATAGGAAAAAGATATGCGTGCTACATTACTGAAAGAAACACTCAAGTCGCTGGTCACGATTGGCCGGTCCACAGCTATCGAGGGGCCCCCGGGCGGGGGTAAGACCACCATCGTCCACGAGGTGGCCGAGGCTATGGGGCTGCCTGTCATGGAGCGGCACATGCCCACCATGCTGGTCGAGGACTTTGGGATACCGTATCCCACTGACGCTGGGTTCGAGTACAAGCTGCCCGATTGGTTCCCCCTCAAGGGCAAGGCTGGCACTGAGCGTGGTGGTATCCTGCTGTTTGACGACCGGAACCAAGCCAACGCTGATCTACAAAAGGTACTGGCCAACATCCAGCAAGCTCGGACCCTACATGGCAAGCCCTTGGCCGATGGGTGGACGGTGGTGTCAACTGGTAACAGGCAGTCCGACAGGGCTGGTGCCAACAGGGTTCTGTCACACCTTCGTAACCGTGAGACCGTGCTGGAGTTCGAGACACACCTCGACGATAGCACCCAGTGGATGATCGACCACGACGTACACCCCATGGTCATTGCCTTCACGCGGTTCCGACCCCACTTGCTGCATGACTTCGACCCACAGCGTGACGTCAACCCAACACCACGGTCATGGGTCGAGGGTGTCAGTGCAGTACTGGGCAACGTGCCATCCGAGGCAGAGTACGAGTGCTTCAAGGGTGCCATTGGTGAGGGTGCCGCAGCTGAGTTTGTTGGGTTTGTGCGTATCTACCGTAAGCTGCCCAACCCCGATGCTATTCTCATCAACCCCGATACGGCAGAGGTACCGACTGACCCGGCCACACTCTACGCCTTGTCCGGTGCCTTGGCTGACCGTGCCACCGAGGCCAACTTGGAACGTGTTGTGACGTACACCAGCCGTATGCCAGCCGAGTTCTCGGTCCTCAGCATCTCCCATGCTGTCCGTAAGACACCCGATCTGGCCAACACGGCAGCCTTTACCAAGTGGGCAGTGAGCCACCAAGATGTCCTCTTTTAAGCCCAAGAGGCCGACGTTTGTCCACTGGTTGCGTACCAGTGGACAGATCGCTGACGCGGAACTCGACGGCCTCGCCGAGGAGTGGGTCAAGTACCGCAAAGAAGCCCCAAAGAATATAAACTTCACCACTGGCCCCACCACGTGGGACCAGTTCGTTGCCAGCAAATACCCGCGTAAAGTGCTGACCTACCAAGCGTATCTCCGACTGATCGGGGCTGCGCCAACCTTCAACAAGGACTGACAACATGAAACTCAACGACCGAGCAATCCTCGTACAACTCAGCATCTCCACATGGTCAGCCAACAAGCTGGACAAGGAGATCAGCACCGAGACAACCCGTGCCAAGGGCGCGATGTCCGGTTCGATCCGTAGTCACAAGAGCCTGCTGCCCATGTGTGACCTGCTGAACGACATCAAGTCCAAGGCCAGCCTTATCCGCAGCAAGTTCTACGAGAACACCCTACCTTGGGGTGTGAAGGGTATCCAAATCCTGCCGACTGCCAACTACCTCACCTTTATGACCGAGTTCCGCAAGGAACGCAGCGAGTATGAGTACCTTGTGCAGCAGTTTGCACCTGCCTACCCTCAGATGGTGCTCGACGCCAAGTACCTACTTGGGTCCAGCTACAAGGCCGAGGACTACCCCGACGTCAGCGAGATCGCCGACAAGTTCAAGATGGATATGCAGATCATGCCTGTCCCCAACGACGACTTCCGGGTCAACATCGCCGACGAGGAACTGGGCCGCATACAGCAAGAGGTCCAAGCCCGTGTCAAACAGGCCGGGCAGCAGGCTATGCGAGACATATGGCAGCGGCTTTATGACAAGGTTACTCACATGGCAGACCGACTGTCCAAGCTGGACGACCCCAAGGCCCGCTTCCATGAGAGCACTCTGGAGCATGTGACTGACCTGTGTGAGTTACTGCCACGGCTCAACGTAATGGACGACCCCAACCTTGAGGCCATGCGCCAAGAGGTCGAGGGCAAGCTGGCTGGACTGAGCAAGGACAGCGTGGTGTTAAGCACCACGTTCCGGCAGACCAAGATCAACGAGGCCAACGATATCGCTGCCAAGATGGCCGCCTTCATGGGGGGACTGAAGTGACCAAATTCGACACAGAGTACGTCAAGGCCAGACTGAGGCAGGCAGTGGCCGCTGCCGGGCAGCCACACTACGGCTGCAATGTCACCGAGATCGACAACTTACACGAGGCCATAGACGTAGTGCGTGGACTCATTGAAGAACTGGAGAAAAACTGATGGACCTGATGAAACGACTGAGCAAGGCCAAGACCAGCCTGATCTTGGAACACCCCTTCATTGGAAGCGTGGCACTCAACATGCCCATGACGCTGAGCACCGATGTGCCCACCGCTGCGACCAACGGTAAACGTGTGCTGTACAACCCCGACTTCATCGAGCCACTGACTGACGATGAGCTCAAGTTCCTTGTGGCCCATGAGTGTCTTCACCCCATGCTGGAGCACAACTTCCGCCGTGGTTCTCGTGACCCCAAGAAGTGGAACAAGGCCGCCGACTATGTCATCAACCAGCTACTTGTCGATGAGGGCATTGGCAGATTCATCGAGGGAGGCTGCCTAGACAAGAACATCTACACCAACGGCGGCGGTACAAGCGACGGTATATACAACCTGTTACCAGACAGTGACGGTGATGGCGATGATGGCGACGACGATGGCCCCGGTGGACCCGGTAACGATCTGGAGGATGGGGGCGGTAGCCCAGCGGAGCAGGCTCAAGAGGCTGCCGAGTGGAAGATCAAGGTGGCCCAAGCGGCGCAGGCTGCCAAGATGATAGATAAACTGAGCGCCAACATGGCACGGCTTGTTGACGAGGTACTCAGGCCCAAGGTTGACTGGCGCGACAGACTGCGGCAGTTCGTGCAGAAGGCCAAGACAGACCAGCGTACCTTTTCCAGACCCAACCGTAGGTTCCTGTCCCAAGGGCTGTACATGCCGAGCATCACAGGCGAGGCGCTGGGTGAGATGGTGTTCGCCGTGGATATGTCAGGGTCTATTGGCCAAGACGAGGCCAACCAGTACGGCGCCGAGTGCCGCGTGGTGTACGAGGATGGCCGACCGCTCAAGCTGCATCTTGTGTTCTTCAGTCACGAGGTATGTGCTCACGATGCTATCGGTCGTGACGACGAGTTCGTGTTCAATCCCCGCGGTGGTGGTGGTACAGCGTTCAGCCCTGTGTTCAAGTACATCGAGGAGCAAGGCATCGAGCCTGCTGGCATCGTGTTCCTCACTGACCTGTACTGCCATGACTTTGGCGACGCACCTGCCTGCCCTGTGCTTTGGGTGACGACAGGCGCGACAAGCGCGCCGTTCGGCGAAGTAGTGGGGATGGTATGACAACACTTACCCAGATCGGCAAGGCAAAACCAGACGAGCAACTGATTGAAATCTGCGAAAAACTGCTGGAACGTGCGAAATCTGGCGAGCTTCGGTCCCTAGTCTACGGGGGCTCGCTCGCCAATGGTTCGTTCACCACGGGGTTTGATACCGCCGATACCTTGGAGGCCGTGGGCCTTATGACAATCGCAATCCATAACATTGCAGCCCTCAACCGCGATATTTCAGACTAAGAAGGAGATGATGATGACAACGAAATCTGACATCTATGACAGCTTCGACCGCATGATCGTACTGTGCAACGAAAAGGTTAGGCTAATGATTGAGCTCAAGAAAGGACTGCGAATGGCAGACCTCTTGGGCATGAAACCAAAAGACATCAAGGGTAAGATGCGCGCCCGTGTGATCGCAGCAAGTAACTCTGGATATGAACCTAGACCTTGGCGTGGTGCACAGTACACGTTGCAGATAGACGATGGACCGGTACACAAATTCCCGTTGATCGACGTGCACAAAGACTTGTGGCCAGCCGACATGCTTGCAGCCCACGCACGGTGGGAGAAAAGAGGTAACAAATGAGATATGAAAACAGAGAAAAACTAATAGAAAAGTACAGATACACTAACGTCGAGGACTACCAGTGGTGGGACTGTGTATACGCCGACTTCGCGGAGGACATGCGGGGCTGTCGTCCACCCTACAGAGGAGCAGACTGACCGAATGACCAACAGACCAACAAACCTTGAGCCAGCGGTCGGGAGGCTGCTGGTCACAGCCGAAGGCTACACATGGGTAATTACGGTGGTCCACCCCGACGGGGCGCTTGATCTGCATGATCCGTCCCCCACAGCCTACGAGGAGCGCAACGCAGCCGTCCACACGGGGGACTGGATCGCCGCTGATATGGACACGCTGCGGGCCTATGCCCGCCTAACAGGGCTGGAATTACGATGATGAACACACTCATACTGATGGCGGCCATACTGATCGCCACTTTCTGGGTTGGCTTCCAGCAACGGACGCTGACTACAACACTCAAGCGGTTGGAGAAAGTGGAGAGGCGGCTGCACTCAGCCAAGTTGACACTGACCAGCACTAAGCAAACCAACGAGGAACTCATGGCTGAGTCCATGTCCCTCAAAGCAGTACTATCGGACGTAGCAAAGGGAGAAGCACATGTCTGGATTGAAGATGGTGAAGTCAGAGCACAGAAACGCGCTACTGGAGAAATACAGATGCATTAACGTCGAGTACGACAAGTGGTGGGACTGCGTGTACGCAGACTTCAAGGAGGACATGCGAGAGGTTGGTATCTGTGTAGATCGTATGCACTTCAGCGGGTTCGGGTCACAGGGCGACGGGGCCGGTTTCGAGGGATCATTCGACAACCTGCGGACCTACCTCGACCATCACCACAAGGATCAGTACCCCATGATCCGCAAGCTGCTGGCGTCAGACGGTTACGTCTACGTCACGAGCCGTGGGATGTACTGTCACGCGAACAGTATGGTGTTCAGCATCGAGCACGACACGTTCTACCGGCTGATCGAATGTCCGACGGAGTTCCAAGAGAAGATCGTGGACGCATGGGACAGGCAGCTGGAGGACGAGGCTAGTGACTTCGAGAAGGACGTGATCGAGCAGTGGCGATCCTACATGCAAGACCTCTACCGCAAGCTGAAGGAGGAGTATTACTACCTGACCAGTGACGAGGCGGTGTGGGAGGCCATTGTGGCCAATGAGTTAGACATGGATGGGGAGGACTTAGATGACGCTGCCTAAGATATTGGCGAGGTGTGACTGGTGCCAAGAGAACGCACCTGAGGTTGCCGGACACCGACCTGAGGAGGTGGCATGGGGTGAGAGCAGCCAACAGTGGCTGTGTAACGACTGCTGGGCGGAGCGGGAGAACGTGCATGATGAGGACATAACCCCCATGGTGTGGGCCAGTGACGTACTGCTGGACGATGCCGCGCAGGCGGACCGGCTTGTCGTTGCCGCTGCCCGACGGCGCATTTTAACTTGACATACTATACAAACTAAACCACTTATGTAACCTCAATACGGGAGACTATCATGCCAAAACCAAAGATTACCTTCGCCCCCACCCCATGGGATGGGGAAGAAGAACGCACATGGGGGTACCTTGTGAAGAACAAGTTTGCCACAGCGAAACAGGTGGCCCTCAACTGCGATGTACCCGAGCCGTTCGCACAAGGCCTGATCGACAAGATCGGCACACCCAAAGAAGTATTTGTAAAAGAAGCAGAGGAACAGACTATGGTTAAGTTCAAGTCGAAGCGCATCCCCACACTGGACACACAGGTCGGCGGTAGCCACTACGAGAACATGAAGGTCCAGCCTTGGGCGGCCATGGAAGCATGGATGACACCTGAGGAGTACCGTGGGTACCACAAGGGCGTGGCCATTGCGTACCTCGCGCGTGCGAATGGCGAGGGCGGCATAGGGGATATCAAGAAGGCGGCCCACCACCTACAGCACCTGATATCAGTGTTCCAAGAGTAAGCCCCAAGTCCATACCAACTAAATAAGGAGAAAGCAAATGCCTACAGCAAGCGTGTTCTGCGTACATATTCTTAATACGGGTTCCGCGTTCGGGGCCCGCACGGACAACGGCGAGCAGGTGTTTATCCCCCCGACCGTGGCGCGATCTGCCAAACTCGCCGTCGGTGAGACCGTGGAGACTGACCTAATACCAAACGTGCACCATACCGACCAAGGGGTTTTATCGGTTAAAACCCCTTGGTTCGCCACGCACGTCGTCCGCACTATGGGCACCGATCTGGATAGCAAAGCGTACAGTATCATCGTCGATACACCAACCTACCTGACGACGGCGGAGCTCGCAGCGGAGCTCAACGTGAGTGCCAGTGAGGCAAACGCTACACTCAACAGGTTGTTCAAAGCAGGGCGTATATCCAAGGCAGATGTGATTGGTAAGTACGGCCAGCCACGGCCATCGTTCTGCCTATGGGCGGCAGCCACCAGCTGTTTCATAGCAACCGAGGAGTAAAACATGGAGAATCCCGACTACGTAGGGCTGGGCCGCGTCTTGGGCGCAGCCTACAACCAAGCGGCCGCAGGCAAAGGCAAGGAGCGCCACGCCAACGGCCAACCCTTTGGCCGCCAACCCATCATGGAGATCAGCCGTATGGTGGGGCCCGGGTACGCCCTCGGCCAAGCCATGAAGAAAGCACAGGAAGCCTCGGGCATGCTGGGCCGTAAGGAACCCGCCCGCGCACAGGCCGAGCTGCTCGGGGCGATCACCTACCTCGCAGCGTGCTACCTGCTTATTGAGGAGACAAACTGATGCATATCATGCTTGACCTAGAGACCATGGGCACCCGCCCGGATGCCCCAATCGTGGCTATTGGTGCCGTGGCGTTTAACGCCATGGGCGTGACTGACGAGACGTTCTACCGCGTTGTGTCCCTTCACAGCGCCGTGCGCTTCGGCGCTGTCATTGACCCCAGCACTGTCATGTGGTGGCTGCAGCAAGGAGACAGTGCGCGCAACGCACTGACCGAAGCCCAAGACGAAGCCATTGGACTTGACGTGGCTTTGCGCGACTTCATGCAGTTTGTATGCGCCTACGGCGACAGCCTAAAAGGCGTATGGGGTAACGGGGCGCCTTTCGACAACGTATTGATGCACGAGTCGGGGAAGCGATGCGACGTGCCGATGTGGGAGATCTGGAAAGACAAGTGCTACCGCACTACTAAAGGCATGTATCCTGACGTGAAGATGGAGCGTAGCGGCACCCACCACAACGCGCTGGACGATGCCCGCTCGCAGGCAGAGCACTTGATCGCGATCAGTGCCAAGCATGGCGAGTTCCTGTGATAGACATCATCACCATCGACTTCGAGACCTACTACGCCAATGACTACGGCCTCTCCAAGATGACGACCGAGGCGTACATCCGTGACCCCCGCTTCGAGATCATCGGTGTAGGGATCAAGGTCAACGACGACGAGACTGACTGGTACTCCGGCGCTGACGCGCCGGGGTTCCTCAACGCTATCGACTACACGAACGCGGCGATCCTGTGCCACAACACCGCCTTCGACGGGGCGATCCTGTCTTGGCACTGTGGTATCAAGCCCAAGCTGTGGCTCGACACGCTGAGCATGGCGCGACCCCTGCACTCCATGACTGTGGGCGGCAGTCTCAAGGCGTTGGCTACTTACTACGAGCTGGGTACAAAGGGTGACGAGGTGGTGCGTGCTATAGGTATGCAGCGGCGGGACTTCACACCCGAGCAGATGCGGGCCTACGCTGACTACTGCGTGCAAGACGTTGACCTTACGTACAAGCTGTTCAAAAAGCTGATGCGACAGTTCCCCAAGGAGGAGTTGCTGGTCATCGACCAGACCATCCGGATGTACACCGAGCCCCAGTTTGAGCTGGACACGGATGCGCTGGAACACCACCTCTACGTTGTCCACGAGCGCAAGGCCAAGCTGCTGGAGAAGCTGGGTGGCGAGGAGCGGGCCAAGAAGTTCCTCATGTCCAACCAGAAGTTTGCTGGCCTGCTGCAAGCTATGGGTGTACATGCTCCCATGAAGGTCAGCCTCACCACGGGCAAGCCGACCTACGCCTTTTCTAAGACCGACACGGTGTTCACGGAGTTGCTTGAACACCCTAAGGCGGCGGTACGCGCCGTCGTCGAGGCACGACTGGGTACTAGGAGTACCCTAGAGGAGACCCGCACCCAACGGTTCCTTGATATAGCGGGGCGGGGGCGCCTCCCCATCATGCTCAACTACTACGGTGCCCACACTGGGCGGTTCAGCGGCGGCGACAAGGTAAACCTGCAGAACCTACCGCGAGGCGGTGCGCTGCGCCGTGCACTGGTGGCCCCTACAGGTAAGTGCGTGGTGGCATGTGACTCCAGCCAGATCGAAGCACGACTGGTGGCATACCTTGCTGGGCAGAACGATCTCGTGCAGTCCTTCCGCGAGGGGCGCGACGTGTACTCTGAGTTTGCCACCGATGTGTACGGTCGGCCCGTCAGCAAGGGTGAAAAGGTGGAGCGGCACGTGGGGAAGACGGGTATCCTTGGGCTTGGCTACGGCATGGGCCCACTGAAGTTTATGCACTCGCTGGCCACGAGTTTCATCCCGGTGCAGATGGAGGAGAACGAGGCGCAGAAGATTGTCGCGTTATACCGAAACAAATACCACCGCATCCAATCCTTCTGGAACCGGTGCAACCAAGAGCTCACCGGTATGGTGGCAGGCGCGAGCGGTGAGCTCTGCGATATTATATCCTACGATAGCGAGGGTATCGTTCTACCCAATGGGTTGCGCCTTAGATACCCCGCCCTGCGCCGTGTTGCCCATGGGTTCGAGTACATTAACGACGCAAGGGCGTATCGAAAGTTTCTCGAAGCCCGCGTCATGGGTCACGATACCCCCCCACTAACGTGGAAGCGCATATACGGAGCGTCCTGCGTGGAGAATATCACCCAAGCTGTTGCACGCATCGTTGTGTCCGAGCAGATGGTTAAGGTCGGACGGCGCTACCCCGTCGCCCTGCAAGTACACGACGAGATCGTCTGCGTAGTGGACGAGAAAGACGCAGATGACTGCAAAGCGTTTATGATGAGCGTCATGTCCACCCCGCCCGAGTGGGCACCGGACTTACCTGTCGCCTGCGAAGCAGACATCGGCCCCAACTACGGAGATGCCAAATGACCAAGCTAAGTCACTCGTACTCAGCGCTCAAGATGTACGATAACTGTCCGAAGAACTACTTCCACCAGCGGATCGAGAAGTCTGTGAGGGATAGTGGCAACGCCGTCACCGCTTACGGCGAGCGTGTGCACAAGTCGTTGGAGCTAAGGTTGGGCGAGGGCGCGGCTGGGCTCAACCAAGAGACGTCGCGGTACGAGGCTCTGTGCGCCAGCATCCAGAAGCTGGCGGCAGCCGGTGTGCTTACCGTCGAGGAGGAGATGACCCTTAACGACAGCCTAGAGCCCACAGGCTGGTGGGACCCCGACGCGTGGCTGCGCTCCAAGATCGACGTGCTCGTGCGCAATGGGCCGGAAGCTATCATGTTTGACTGGAAGACAGGCAAGCGACGCCCCGACTTCGACCAGCTGGAGCTGTTCGCGGTGCAGGTGTTCAAGCATTACCCTGAGGTCCAGCGCGTCAAGACCACGTTCGTGTGGCTTAAAGAGATGAAGCTGGACCACGAGACTTACACCCGTGAGGACATGCCCAACATCTGGCAACGCATCCTGTCCAAGATCAAACGGATCGAGGGTTCGGCCGAGCATGACAACTGGCCAGCCAAGCCAAGCGGGCTGTGCGGCTGGTGCCCGTGCAAAAGTTTCTGCGAGTTTGCGAAATAGAAGTTGACATAGTATACACGGGGGTATAGGCATGGCCACAACACCTGAGGGCCGAATAAAGAGCAAGCTAGACAAAGTACTCAAGGCCGAGGGGGTCTGGTTCTACAGCCCACAAGCCGGGCCGTTCGGTGTGTCGGGCATACCCGACAGGGTCGCTTGTGTGAACGGACACTTCGTAGGTATCGAGTGCAAGGCCGACAAAACCAAGAAGCCCACAGCGCTGCAGATGAAGTGCATGAGGGACATAGAAGCAGCGGGCGGCAAATGCTTTGTCGCGTACGACGACAAAACCATTGAGACGGTAAGGGAGTATATCCGTGCTCGTAATCCCCAAGGCAAAAGCGCTGGCGCTAAAGCTAAAGAATCCGGCCCAAGTGCTGGCGACGGTGACGTCCGCCAAGTCGATGACGGTGCGTGGGAATAACATCGTCGTCGTCCCGCACAAGCTGGCTGCTGTAAAGCAGCTGCGTGCACTGGGTATCGCAGCGCCTTCTCCGATCCTGCACTACTACGACTGGCCCGGCCAGTTCACACCATACGAGCACCAGCAGATGACGGCGTCGTTCCTCACTATGCAGGACCGCTGCCTTGTGCTCAACGAGATCGGTACAGGTAAGACCCAGAGCGCTCTGTGGGCAGCCGACTACCTCATCAACATCGGCGCTGTGAAGAAGGTGTTGGTCCTATCCCCGCTGTCTACACTGGAGCGGGTGTGGGGTGATGCTATCTTCAAGGGTTTCTACCACCGCAAGCACGTGGTACTGCACGGTACTGCGGCGCGCCGCAAGAAACTGCTTGGCACCGAGGCTGACTTCTACATCATCAACCACGACGGGTTCAGTATTATCTCGGAGGATACCGTTGGTAAGTTTGATCTTGTCATCGTCGACGAGGCAGCAGTCATGCGCAACCCATCGACCACTCGATACAAGCACTTCAAGAAGTGGATGAACAAGAACCCAGACATGCGGCTGTGGCTGATGACGGGCACGCCGACACCGAATGACCCCACTGACGCATGGACCCTGTCCCAGCTGGTGGAGAGCCCGTATGCACCTCGCACCTTCACGGCGTTCCGTGAGCAGGTTATGATGAAGATTGGTCAGTGGAAGTTTGTACCACGGCCAGAGAGCATGGAGATTGTGAAGAACATATTGCAGCCAGCAATACGTTACACACGGGACGAGTGCTTCGATCTACCTGACACGGTGATCCAGACCCGCAGGGTAGAGCTGACACCCGAGCAGAAGAAACACTACACGACCATGATGCGCCGCCTTGTCATTGAGATGGAGTCCGGCGACGGCACCATCAGCGCGGTGAACGAGGCTGTTAAGGTGCAGAAGCTGGTACAAATTGCCTGCGGTGTAGCGTACACCGACGACGGGCAGGACTTTGAGATTGATTGTTCCCCCCGGGTGAACGCAGTGAAGGAGGTGATCGAAGAAGCAGGTGAAAAGATAATCGTGTTCGTGCCCCTGACAGGGACGCTGAACATGCTGTCGCGGGAGCTGTCTAAGCGCTGGACCACAGCCGTTGTCAACGGCGCGGTGTCATCCAACAAGCGCAACCAGATATTCCACGACTTTCAGAACAGTAAGGACCCGCGTGTACTGATCGCTCACCCTGCAACTATGGCTCACGGCCTGACCCTTACCTCGGCTTCGACCGTGGTGTGGTATGGCCCCATAACCAGCAATGAGCAATACGTTCAGGCCAACGGGCGGGTAGAGCGCATCGGGAAGCGGCACGTCAGTAACGTGGTCCACATAGAGGCCACCGACCTTGAGTACAAAATGTATCAGAGGTTGTTGAGCAAACAGAAACTACAGGGCCTGCTTCTTGACCTGATCCAACAAGCAACGGAGTGACAACATGACCGTGACAGTCGATAGCGTCATCAAGACGTACATGAAATTACGTATCAAGAAGGAAGAGATCGAAGCGGAAGCCAAGGATAAGGTGGACGCTGTCAAGGGTAACATGCTCAAGCTAGAGGCATGGCTCAAGGCCAAGGCTGACGCTGACGGCGTCACGTCCTTCAAGACCGATCATGGCACAGCGTTCCTGACCACCACCGACTACGCCAACGTCGCCGACTGGAAAGCAGTACTGGACTTCATCCGTAGGGAAGAAGCCTTCGACATGCTGGAGAAGCGCATCAGCAAGACCGCTGTCCGCGCCTACCTCGACGCTACCAATGAAGTCCCGCCGGGTGTGACCTATGGCACCAAGCTGGACATCAACATCCGCAAACCTACAGCTCGCTAAGGAGGACCCTATGAGCAACATTATCCCCGCAAACTTCAAAATCCCCGCACACCTTGCCGCCAAGGTGGGCCAACCCTCTACCCTGTCGCATAGCATTGCCGCTGGTATCTCCAGTGGCCAGTCGTTCCCGCGCATCTCCCTCAAGGGAAGCCGGTTCCGCATCGTCGAGGATGGTACTGAGACAGTGCTGGACACCACCTCGCTGGACATCGTGATCGTCGGTGCAAACCCGAAGCTGTCCAAGACTTTCTACGACAAGTCATGGGACAAGGATGCTGAGGCGACTGCACCTGACTGCTATTCTCTGGACGGCGTTAAACCCCACCCCGAGAGCGAGGCACCGCAGAACGACGTGTGTGCATCGTGCCCCCACAGTGCGTGGGGCTCCAAGACAGGACCACAAGGGCAGCAGCTCAAGGCATGTACTGACCAGAAGCGGTTGGCCATTGTCGCGGCTGACGATCCGGAAGGTCCTGTGTATCTGCTGCAGGTCACACCCGCCGCACTCAAGGGCCTTAACTCTTATCACAAGGAGTTGTCAGTACGTGGTATCCCCGCCGAGGTAGTCAAGACCAAGATTAGTTTCGACACCGACGCGTCGTTCCCCAAGCTGAAGTTCGGCTTCGGCGGGTTCCTCGACGAAGATACCTACGCCGCAGTCGAGCCTCTGTTCGGCGCTGACAACGTGATGGACATCACTGGCGAGAAGCAACCCGATGCAGTCTCTGCGCCGTCGACGCCGCGTAAGGTGGCGGTCAAGGTGGCGAAGCCCGCGCCCGAGCCGGAGCCGGAGCCTGAGGAAGAAGTCGCGCCACCCGCCGCTGCGGGGGCACCCAAGCGTGGTTTTGGTGTAGCCAAGGCAGCCCCTGCTGAGCAGCCCAAGGTAGCAGCCAAGCCCAAGCCCAAGCCTGAGCCCAAGGCGGCTGTCGTGGTGGATGACGAAGTGTCCAGCTTGGCCGACGAGATCGCAGCGCTGATTGGAGATGACGATGACTAATACACCCCTCGACTTCGAGAAGGTGGAGCTGGTCCGCGAGCGCATGGGCCTTACGATCAAGGATATGTGCCAGCTGCTCGACGTAACCCGCGTCACCTACTACAAGTGGGTGGACGGCGGGGCACTCCGGGATCGCAACGACAGGCGCGTCAGGTACCTGCTCCGCCAGCTCCTACCTCTATTGAAAGACGGCTCTTGGCCCCCCGAAGGGGCCAAGTTCCAGACCAGCCCCGCCCGACTGCGCTCCTTACTTGAGATTTTAGAGGTAGTCGAGTAGGGTACCAAAACTGGGGAGGGATAAACCCTCCCCTTCTTACACCAGAGCAAGGCGTGACACATGGATACGTTGGACTTTCTCCAGCGTGTTCTGCCAACAGAGGGGAAGTACTGCTCATGGGGGCGCGCACAGCGGTTCTATGATTCAACCAGCGATTTGGCTGAAACAGTACTAGACAGAGACCAGCGTGGGCAGGACACTTACTTTGCTATTTCTAGTTTTAAGGATGACAGCAGCCGTAAGCAGGTGAACGTACACGCGATACGCGTGCTCACCATAGACGTAGACTGTGGTCCAGATAAGCCGTTCCCTACATGGAAGGAGGGGCTGCAAGCCCTTGGCAAGTTCGTAGCAGACGCGGGCCTGCCCAAGCCATTGGTTGTGCGCTCAGGCTACGGGCTCCACACCTACTGGGTACTTGATCGCGACCTCGACCGTGACGAGTGGACACCGCTCGCGCGTGCGCTGAAGGACGCGGCCAAGACCCGTGGCTTTGACATAGACACGACCAAGACGGCAGACGCAGCGCTGGTGCTGCGCCCTGTCGGAACCCATAACTACAAGAACCCGACTGCACCCAAGCTGGTGCGTGTAATCCTCGACGGTGGCGACACCACAGTGGATGCGATGCGCAAGGCGCTGGCGTACTACTACAACGCTTCGAACACCCCCGTTAAGCCCAAGAACAACAGCCTGTTGGACAGCCTCGCGGTCAAGACCGACATGCCCCCAGCTGTGGGCAGCCTCATCGTCGCCAAGTGCGAGCAGATCAAGTGGGCCTCAGAGAACCAAGCCAAGGTGGCTGAGCCACTGTGGTACGCCCTGATCGGTGTGGCTGCGTTCTGCGAGGACCCCGAGGGTACAGCCAAGATGTGGAGCGAGGACCACCCGGGCTACTCTGAGTCAGAGACGCTGCGCAAGCTGCAGCACTGGCGGGAGCAGGCCACTGGGCCGTCTACCTGCGCCAAGTTTGAGGCAGAGCGCCCCGTGGGGTGCAAGGGCTGTCCGTTCGCTGGTAAGATCGGTAGCCCAGCGCGACTGGGTGTGCGGTATCAAGAGGTGGACACCAGCGCAACTGCACCGGACGAAGTCGTTACCGACATACCTGTACCCAAACCGTTCAAGCGTACAGCCACAGGGATAATGGCGACCATTGACGACACGGACGTGCCCGTCTGTAACTTCGATCTCTACCCACTGAGCTACGGGTACGACGAAGCGCTGGGCTACGAGGTGGCGCAGTTCATGTGGGAGCGCCCGCATGTGGGCTGGCTGGTACTGACGCTGCGACTTGCCTATCTGGCCGACGGTTCATACCGCGAGTTCGTCGGCGCTGTTGCTGACCAAGGCATCATGCTGGAGACCAAGCGGCAAACGGAGTACTTTCAGATCATGCTACGTGCTTACATCAACGAACTGCGCAAGGTACGGACAGTCACCAACCTGTACTCGACCATGGGTTGGAAGGAAGACAACGAGGTGTTCGTCCTTGGCGACGACCTGTTCCGCCGCAGCGCCAACGGCGTCGTGACCACAGAGACGATCCGCCTGTCCGCCCGCAGCACGCGCGCGGGTAGCGATATGTATACCACGAAGGGCAGCTTCGAGACGTGGAAGTCCGGAACAGGTCTACTGCGCAAGGGCAAGCTCAACGCGCACCAGTTCTCCATAGGTATCGGGTTCGCCTCGATCCTCATGCAGTTCACAGGCCTCAAGGGTACGACCGTGTCGTTCTATGGCCCATCCGGTAGCGGTAAGTCACTGGCGCAGCTGATGCAGCAATCAGTATGGGGCGACCCAGAGAAGCTGCACTTCCAGTCCAAGTTCACCGCGAACTCTCTGTTCAACAGGTTTGGTACATACGCCCACCTGCCCATGACGGTGGACGAAGCCACGCAGATGTCCGACAAAGATGTCGGCGACTACCTGTACTGGGTGAGCCAAGGCCGGGACAAGGCACGCCTGTCCCGCACCGCAGAGGAGAAGGCACCACGGGAGTGGGCTCTGTTCTCGACGCTATCCACCAACAGACCAATTACCAGTAAGCTGATATCCACAGGGCATGAGACGGACGCGCAGCTTGCGCGCCTGCTGGAACTCCGGGTCAACAAGTCCCCGCTGTTCGGCGACGGTACAGACTTCGGCCGTAAGATACACCGCCTGTTCACTGAGAACTACGGGTGGGCAGGGCGCATGTTCCTGCACCGGATAATGGAGATCGGCGAGCAGGGCCTGCGGGCTATGATCGCGAGCGCACTGGATGAGTTCGAGGCACGGTACGGTGTGAAGTTCGACGGCGTCGAGCGGTACTGGGAGATCGCTGTTGTGCTGACAGAGCTGTGCCTGCGGCTGGCCCACGAGTGGGGCATCATCGACTTCGGACCCGTCGAGTGCACCAACTGGGTAATCATGCAGCTGGACTCCATGCGCGAAGCTGTGCAGGACAACGCGCTGGATCACTTCGATCTGCTGGCTGAGTATATCAACGAGCACCTGCGTGAGACAATCGTCGTGTACCACGAGGCAGGCAAGGCACCGCAGCCGGTGTACGAGCTGATGCCCAAGGGTTCGGTTCGGGTGCGCATCGACGGCCAGCGGACGCACGGTTCGACAGACCTCGTCGGGGGTGTGATGCTGCTGGAGCGTTCGAACTTTCGCAAATGGTTTGCAGAGAAGGGCGGGAACCCACGAGAGTTTGCTGAACAGCTGGCTACAGATGGGGCCGACGCTACACCGAGATCGAAGAAGGCGTCGCTCGCCAAGAACACGACGCTCTCCATGCCGCAGTGCTACGTCATCGGGGTAAACCTGAACCACCCGCGCATGAACTCAATCCTCGAAGGGTTGCATCACGCACAGGAAGACGCTGTGTTCTCGAAGCTCATGCAGAGTGACTTATAGTCACTCTGCAATGTAGGCATCCACGATCTTCTGCGCCGCACTCCTTGAGGATAGCGGCGTGGTCTTCAGGAACCGCTCACTGGCACCTAGACGCTGCGATCTCAAGGCGCTGCGGACGCGGGACCTAAGGTTGACAACCTCCAGCCCTGTCCCCTCGGCGGACTCATTCCACTCTCGGGCCTCTGCATATAGCGCCTGCACCTTGGCGTTATCGCCAGCCACTGTGGCGGCTACGATGCGGTCGCGGTAGTACACAGACATAGACTTCTGGTACTCGGTGATGAGCTTGGCCTCACGGACAGCTCCGTACATTGCAGATGTTGCGCTCGGCTGGAGACCAAGTATCCGCCCCAGACCTATGGCTGCATTGTAGTCTTCAGATACTACATACCCGCGTTTGTCCACGATGGCTCCGTGCTTCTCGAAGGCGAACGCGTCCGATACGGCACGCACGAACGCGACCGGCGACTCCCGCAGTGTTGACTCAAGGGAGAAGGCTTTCCCCCCGGGCAGGATGTTGGCCACATTACCTATGGTCCCTATCATCTGTTGTATCCACGACGCCATCGGTCCGCCAATCGAGATAAGCTCGCGTGACACATCTGCTCCAGCGAGGCCAATACCCGTACCCGGTAGGATATTACCATTGGAGAAACGCACGCCAGCGTCGTACGGAATGAGCCGGTTGAGCCCACCGCTCACAATTATCTCCCCCAAGCCGGGGAGCAGCTCGTCCCCTGTACGGCGGATAGAGTCACGGATGCTGGGCATGGGTATACCAAACTTCTGCGCGAGGGTGTTGACGAGGTCCTCGATGTCTTCGGCGTAGGGCACACCACGCAAACCGCTGAGCAGTAGCAGTGACCCTAGCAGCAGCACCTGCCCAGAGCGCGGCAGATTGGCGATGAGTGCCGCAGTGTTTACCGTAAACATCTGGAACATAAACGCAAACTGTAGCGGGCCGCCGCGGAACAGCGCTGGCCTGTCTATGGCGGTGTACCCCCCAAGCGTAGTCAGAACCATCTGAGTGGAGAACGCGGAGGCAGCCTCAGCGGCTTCTGCTCGTGACTTACCGGCGGCTAGGTGCCGCTGGAACATAAGCTCGAAACTTGCCAGCGCCGTGGTTCTACGCCCAACTTGTTCTGTCCAGTTGAACGGGGCCATGTACACCATCAGGAACTTCTGTGCGCCACCGGATGTGATACGCCCACGCGCCGAGCCCATAAGAGAGTTGGTCTGGGCAGCTTGGAGGATGCCACTGTCAATACCGAGGGCTACGAAGTCTCGCGCCTCAGCCGAGATACCCATCTCTTGCAGCTGCGCGGGGGTGAGGTCTTGCCAATACTTAGCTGTGTCCTTCTGCCCACCCAGTCCAGCGGCCACCTTCGTCGCCCGAACCATTGCAGCATACGCGGCGTACACCCCAAAGCCCCCGCCAAACCCCGTCTCGTGGTTCATTGTGGCCAGTGCTGCGGGCGAGTTGACAAATCCACTCACGACGTTGAGCGCACCCGACGCCATCATAAAGCCGAGGTAGCTCACAGAGGTCAGCATCTGCACCATCGCGATGTGCTTGTTGTTTGCTAGGTCTGTCTCTAGCACACCCTTCTGCTGGTCGCGGAACGCCACCATCGACCGGGCCTCTGCGTAGAACTTGTTCCCGTTCGCGGGCGCATTTTCAGTGACATACCACCGGTGGTACTGCTCGAACTTCTGGCGGGCCACGCTGATCGCGTCGTCGTTCGGGTTAGGCGCAGCTTTGAGTCGTTCGTACTCAGCCTTGAGCGTGTCGTACCTTTTCTTGCTGCCCGTCCACAGCTCCGCGGATTCACCCCTGATATCGAGCAGGGTCTCAAGTTCCACACTTGTATTGTTCCGGGCGATGGTGGCTGCGCGCGACTCGATGTGTGCTGAGATCGCACTGGTCAAGTCGTTGGGTGCACCGGGTGTGAAGCCAGTCTTCAGCTGCCGCAGGATCGCACGGTTACCACTAGTGGTCGAGGCTTTAACAATGTCCTCCAGTTTCTGTGGCGTCAGAGGGATGTTAAAGCGCCGGATGAACCGCAGCGCGGCGTCGTGGCTGATCTCCGGGTCTGTAGTGGGTGCGTCAAGGGTGACCGAGCTTACCCCTGACAGATTGCCCTTCTTCATCACGAGCTTGCCACGACCGTTAGCAGCCTCTGGGTCCCACACTTCTACAGTAAACTCTTTATCACCAAACAAGGTTGTGAGTTCCTTGGCCGCGCGATCAGCATCCGTCCGGCTTTCGTACTGCATGTACGGGGCCTGCTCGCGATAGCTCTCGCCGAGCACGTACCCTTTTCCGTCTGCCCCGGTGAACACCATGTTTGCTTGGAACTTACCCTCGCGCACGATAGGGACGTAGCCTGTCTGGATCGTGCGGACAGCAGCCTTCTCAGCGTCGTGGCTTGTAGTGAGCTGCCCAGCGATGAGTCCTACTTCGCGTTGGACCACGCGCCGTTTTTCTAGGCTTTCGACAGCGTTAGGGTCTGCCGCTGGTGGATTGTAGCGGGTGAGGAACCCGTCGATCATGTCGGTAAGTTCTTTCCGCTCGCTCTCGGGTAACGCTACGATGTCGTTGTTGTCCGCGTTTGGAGCAAACAACCCGTAGATACGGTCACGGCCAGTGCCCAGCAGGGCGGCGTTAAACTGAACGAGGAACTTTTCAGCCGCGGCTGTGTCGCGGGTCGAGGGGTCGATTTGCCCGCCCTCAAAGAGGGTCAGGTTTGCGTCTTGTATCTCCACGTACCGGCGGACAACACGGTCCAGCAGCGCGCGGTCACCATCTGTCATGGCGGCGTCCAGCGCCTTCGCCACTCGGCGGTAAGAGTTTAATCTCTCTTGGTCGTGTTTGGTGAGGATACTCTCCAGCAGCTCGACTGCGGTTGTGCCCATCGAGTCCAGCTCTTGGTTGAACGCGCCCCACTCAAGGTCCGTGAACTCCTGCTTCACATCGAGGTATGCCACCCCTGTGTATGTGTTGTTCTCGATACGTGCCTTGTAGTTCCGTGTGATGCGGTTCTTTGCACGGTCCGTCGTGGCTGCTGCAACAGCAGCGTCGCGCTCAGCCGCAAGCTCGGCGCGCTTCGCGTCAGTCATCTCGATATCTGTGTCGTAAGGCACACGCACACCTGCGGCCCACTGCCCGCGCGACAGTCTGTTCCCTTCGAGGAGTTTCGTGAGCGTACCATCCTGAAGCTGCAGCTCGCCCGTCGCAGGGTTGCGCAAGAACAGCTTGGGTAGGTTGCGCATGGATGGCATCTTGTAGGCATGCGAGTGGTACATGCGGTTGGCTTTGAGTACGTACCCTGCCTTGGCGCGTCCGCCCACGCTGATCCCGCTACCGCCCATACCAACCGTGGCGAGCCTTTCTGCCCGTGGGTTAAGGGCGATGTCACGCATTGTCTGCATACGTGTGACCAGAGAGCGCGCAATGTTGGTTGTGCGCGTCATATTATCGAATACTTTTTGGAACCCTTCGTTGCGCATACCACGGAAGACAGCCGGAGTAACTGTGTTACGCTTGAGTGAGTCCCACTTATCGGCGAGGTCCTTGGGCGAGAAACCCAGTACCTCTACGGCGCGCGTGACCTTGTCCAGTGCATCTTGGATAGAGGACGGCATGACCCGCCCCGGGTCGTCCACCGTGTGGCCTATTGAGCGGATAGTAACGTGCTCGGCTGCAGTGCTGAAGCGGCCCACCCCAGTGGGGTCCGTGCCTGCGTCGAGCTGGTGCATAGTATTAGCGATTAGGTCAGTGTTGAACACAGAGCCTTTCTCCCCAGTGCGCAGGTACCTGCCGCTCTGGTTCATAAGGTAGCGCGCGGCATCGTCGTCGAACTTGAAGCCGATATTGTTCAGCGCGTCTTTGGCTTTGGCCCACCACCGACGCAGGATACTCATCTCCACGCGCGCGGCGAAGTCCGAGAGGTATTCTTCAACAGCTTCTGCGCGGGGGATACCACGTGCCGCGACCATATCGTCGACGGCGATCTTCATGTAGGGCACGCTGTCGGTGTAGAAGGACTCCATGAGCGTGTTGAACTCGGATGTACCGAGCACGGACCGCATACCAAAGTGGCCCAGCACCTCGTGGGCGACGACGAACTCCAGCTGCTGGCGCGTAGCGACACGGTCGCTGAAGATGATGACTTGGTTGTCGAAGAAGTACCCCACCGCCGGTGCGGTATCGAAGTCGCCTTGGCCACGGGCCGCAGCCGCGCGCTTGTAGAGCGCAGGGTTCCGCTGCTTCAGGTCAGCCTGACTTGCGAACACAGACAGCTCGGGCTTTACCTTAAACTTGTTGAGTATATTTCGGGCGATCATACGCTGCTTGCCGATGGCCAGCGGAACTGCACGACTGCCATTACCAAGAACAACGTCGGCCAGCGACGCGAGCGAGAACGCACCGCCGGGGTTTGTGTTGGGCGTGGTGTGGGCGATCTGCCCCATCTTTTTGTTTGGCGAATTGTTTACCGTAGCGTACCCGAGGACGTCTGCCTTAGGGTCGCTGTTACGCACACGCGTGGCCAGTGCCCTAAACCGCGCTTCGAACGCCGACACGCTGTTGTCGGGCACAGAACCGGAGTTGAACATGGTTACCATGGCCTGTATTTCTTTGGTCGCGAAGTCCACGCCAGCCGGGTCACCCCCGAGGCTCCTATGGTTGTTCGCACGCGCGACATACGCGGCGAGTTCTTTGTACTGAGTGCTGGACAGATTAAGCTCAAGCGCATCCAACGCGGCCGCTGCCACCGATGGGTCAGAGTTCTGGCTAAGCACGGTCAGCTCTGCGCCTGCGTCAAGCTCCGCCTGCGTGAGCAGGGTACGCTTCTTGCGCGCGTCGTTGAGGATTACATCCTCGGCGAGCTCCACAGCTTCCATCGCTACCGACTGGTCGAACTCTGCGTCTGTCGGCTCCGCGGGGAGCTTGACTTTCTCTGGCTTCGCGGGCTTCGCCGGGGGCGGCGCTACTTCAGATTCCCGAACAGGCGATTGTTCTTGGGGGGTGTTTTCTTGGGCGGTTTCTTGGGTAGCCTCTCCGGCAGTGGTTTGCCCTTGGGTGTCTCCGCTTCGAACTTCTCCGCCAGCTGTGGGTTTTTTGCGTAGAGGGTCCGTCTTTGGCTTTGGCTTTTGAACGGCATCAGGTTTTCCTCTCTTTAGGGTGGGCTTAGGAACCGGTGGCGTAGGTGGGGTTTTCACGCGCAGCGCCCAGCCCCCCGCGACTTCCATAGGTTCGAGGTCCTTCGGGGTTACAGCTTGGTCAGTCTCTTGGGTGATCTGCTCTGCCACGCGCTTGCGGTTGGCCGGTGCGTTGGCCTGCGCCTTGTTTTGGAAAGGTGCGCCCTCTGCTGTACCATAGGTGTTGGCAGGTAGCGGCGGGCGCACGCGCTCCATCCGTTGCCCCAGCGCACGCAGGGCCGCGGCCTGCCCTTGCAGGTCCCGCTGCGCAGCCTCAGTCGCACGGGCCGTAGTCACTTGCTGCTGCATGGCGTTGAGGTCGGCTTCGCGCGTGGCGGTTACACCGGTGGCTACCAGTGGCTCTGCCTTGCGGACTGTACGTTTCACGAGCCGCGCGAACAGGGCGGCGTCTGCCTCACCCGCACGCTCCGCCATGGCCCACTCACGCTGGGCCTTCTTGTTCAGACGTGGCAGCAACGGGAGTGTGTCCGGGTTGGACCGACCAGCGCGTATCTCCGCCCAGCTGCCGTAGGCTGCGTCGTATTCCCGAGGGGTAATCGCACCAGTGGGGGTGGGCTCCACTACGGTGTCGGTGGGTGCTTCGACCGGCGGTGCTACCACAGGGGCTGGCGTCTGCGCCGGCTGCGCCGGCTGCTGTCTTTGCTGCAGCTGCATAAGTTGCTGCTGCAACTGGTTTGGTGCAGTCACTAGGGGTGCTGCCGTTGTGACCGCCGGAGTCGGCGGGCCTTGTCGCGTAGCAGCAATATCGAAGCCCTCAGCTACAGTACCTTCAAGTCCTAGACTTTGCGAAGTTGCAGGCGCAGGTGCCACGGGCGCAACAGGCGCAGGTGCCACGGGCGCAGCAGGCGCAGGTGCCACGGGCGCAGCAGGCGCAGCAGGCGGCGCGGGGGGTGTAATAATATCTGGGGCGGCGGCTGCACTACGGTCAGGCGCAGGGAGTGCAGCAGGCGGAGCTGGTAGTCCAAGCGTAGGAGGAGGAGCAGCAGCGGCTTCAGGCGCCGGTAACCTAAGCGTGGCCTCAGGCGCCGGTAGCCCAAGCGGGGAAGGAGCAGCGTCCACTGGCGGCGGCTCTTGCCGCCCCTGTAATATATCAGTTGGTTTGCCTGCACGTAGGTTTACCACACCACCGATACCACCGCCGACGACTGCACCGGCTACACCGGCTTCGATAAGGCGCGACAGGTATTCGTCGGTGTAATCCCCACCGAACTGCTGGCCGCCAGCCATGACAAGCGCTTCTTGTCCGGCCTCGGTTACACCTTCCAACCCTGCGCCGATTGCGGCGCCAGTGCCTGCGCGGCGGAGCAAACCACCGGCAGCATTTGAAAAGCCGAACAGCCGGCCCGCAGCGATAGCTTCCGGGATCGTGGACAGCACAGCGTAGGGGACACCAATGGCAGCGGATATCGCGCGAGCGTCCATGTCCTCTGGCCCCGCGCCTTGCCGGCGGGTCTCACTGTATACGTCCGAGACGCCCATGGCGTAGTTGTTGACCGCCGTCGCAGCGGCTGCACCGCCGATGCGGGCCAGCAGTTTCTTCTGCTCGGTCGAGGCTGCGCCCCGCGCGTAGGCTTCTGCGGCTTCTCTGGCTGCGCCTTTGATAGCGCTTTTTGACAGCAGCGCACCGAAACTACCGACGGCTGCGCCGATAGGATTACCAGACGCAACACCACCAGCGGCTGCGCCGACGAGCGCGGTACCAATACTCTCGAGGATGTTCGGGCCCTGCTGACCAAGCACAGACACAGCGTACTCAATCGCGCCTAGCTCGCCAGAGGCAACCTCTGCGGCCGATACTTGGAAGGGCGACAGGCGCTGGAGTTCTTCGCTGGCACGGTTGACGACGCCCGCACCTGTCTCCTCTGCCCCAAGGAACTGCAAGCCTGCGCCGCCGAGGGTCTTCAGGTTCTGCACCCCGATGTCGAAGCTACGCCCGAAGCGTGTGCCCAACTTGGGGTTTTCGATACTCGCCAAGTACTGTTCAAACATACCGGTGCCTATCCGGGTCCACGTCCCCCCCGCGGGTGGCTGCGCAGGCTCTGCGTCCAAGCGCGCCCGGGACTGCACGGCAGAATTGTAATCCTCCGCGTCGAAAGCGTACCCGTTTACAGAGAACAGGTTGCGAGCTTGGTCAAAGTAGACCGCGGGCCCGGTCGGCGCCTGCGGGGCGCGCATCGTAGTGTAGTCAGGCGCGGGCAGGTTTACTACCTGATCGAAAGCAACCTGTACATCTGCCATGGTCGCGCCCAGCGCGCCTAGCCCACTGGCTCGGGACGGGTCTCGTAGCGCGACACCGAAGGCATCTTGGGGGCCAAGCTCCATAGCCGCTGCGCGCGACTCTGGCACCATCAATCCAGCACGTTCTACCATGGGGTCACCTTATTTTATATCTATGCGCGTAGAAGTCGGACCCGAGACCGTGTCACCATTGGCCTTCGTAATCCGTCCGTCAGGGTTTACTAGGTACATCTCGCTGCTGTCCTTCTTGTACAACACAATCCCTGCGTCTGTCGCCTCTACTGCGAACTCATTTTGCCTAAGTAGTTCTAGCGCTGCGGCGTTCTCTCCTGTTTGTACCAGCTTGGCAACTTCTAGCATCATTGTATTTATTGCGTCCGCGTCCTTGCCGCGCCGTTCAATCTCAGCCGCGACCACAAGTTCGTTGAGTGCCGCTTGCTGTTGGCGGTACTCGGCGTCCGTAACGCTTCGCACGTAGCCTTTTAGCTGGTCGAATGTGAGTCCTTCACCGAATACCTGCCCATTTGCCAGTAGGTTGAACGTATTGTTATCGAGCGGTTGGATTTGTATGGACGCACCGGTTGCGGCGGACAACACACTGGCGGCCGGGGCGAAATTGTTGAAGTCCATAAACGTGACTGCCTGCGCCGCTTGCAACGCCTCATGTGACACGCGCAGCTCAAGACGCTTGAACCGCGTCGCCACCGCTTCTGCCCTATTACCGGTCGCTGCGTAATACTCCCCCAGCCGCGCGAGCAGGGCGTCTTGTTGCTCAAGCGCCTGCATCTCTTGGGTCATACGCGCAGGGCCAGCGGCAATAACTCCTCTGAGACTAGGTAGCTGTACCCCCGCTGGCTTGCTTAATATCTCGCCTGCGACATTACCACGGGTGGCTGGAAGGCCCGCAGCGGCGGGCGCATTGGCGGGCGCATTGGCAGGCGCAGCGACGGGAGCAGGAGCAGGAGCAGTGGCAGGCACGGGGGCCCCAAGTAGTATATCCGCGGCGGGCACGGTGGGTCCAAGTGACAGGCCCACGCCGCCCACGCCCATGGTCTCAAGTTGCACGGCGGGAACGGCGGACCCAAATGACAAAGTCTCTCCGCCGGGTGTGCGCACTCGTATAGGAGCGGTGGGTGTTTCTGCTGCGGCCGCATCGGCTTCGGCCTGCGCGATAGCAGCGCGGAACTGTTCGGGCTCTGCGTCAAAATCTGCTGCAGACATACCTTGTGTCGCCGACAGACCTTGGAGCAAGTTGGTATATGCAATGTTGTACGCTTGGTCGGACGCCTTTTCAAAGCCCGCGGCTGCCTTTGGAAAGCCCAATACAGCGGCCCCGGTACCAAGGACATCCGCAGCAACTCCGAACAAACCTGATCCCGCAGCGCTGGCTGCGCCTGCAGCTTGGTCAAAGACGCCGCCAACTGCGCCCCGTACACCGCCTCCAAAATCTCGCGCTTCAAGGACCCGTGGGTCGACCTCGGGGGCCCCCGGGGCCACGGCTGGAGGCGTCTCGGGTACGGTACCCGGGCGCGGTGGCACGTTCCGCCGTGAGTTAGACCCCCCGTTAAACTTATTGATCCAGAGTGCGGCGAACTCGCCCGCAGTCGTAGTCGCCGGGTCGCCACCATTGAGTCGGATTGCAGCCTCGCCCACAACCGCGGACGCTAATTGATTGGGGTTACGAAGCAGATTGACTGCGCCACCGGCCCCCTGCTGGTGGGCCAGATACAACTCGGCGGGCGTGGGCTGCCGCCCTAAAGCCTGCGTAAGCACGCGCACGGAGTCCACGGTGTACCGCACCGCCCCTTGCGTAGCGTCCATCGGGTCGCTTGGGTTCTGTACGTTGTACTGTCGGGCAGTGCCACGCAGAAACTGAAACAGACCTTCAGCAGTACTGTTCGGGTTGCGGGCTGCAGGGTTCAGACTGCTCTCGACCTCGGCAAGTCGGCGCAGATAACCCTGTGGCAGGTTATTTTGCTGCTCCAGCTGCGACCAAATTGGGGCAAACTGTATGGCCAAGGAGGTATCCTGCATGGACGACGGAACAGCCGCTCGTGTGCCATCCGGTGCAGCTGGCTCAAGCGGTAGTGGTTGCCCACCCGGAGCTTCGGGTGCAGGTGCGGTAGGCCCGACTCCAAATTGCTCAAGTTGCACGGCGGGAACGGCGGGCCCAAATGACAGGCCTGCGCTGGCTCCAAACTGCCCGGGTTGCACCCCGGCTCCAAACTGCCCGGGTTGCACCCCGGCTTTAAATGGTGGGGGTGCGGTGCCCTCAAAGAACTTTAGGAACTCGGCTTCCTCTTTATCTCGCGCGGTTTTAACTCTGTCCCGTTCGGCTGCAGCCACACCATCGGCTTCGTCTAGTCGGCGCATCTGCTGGTCGGCAACCACGCGATTTTGGCGTGCGTTAAGCGTTAGCTCCCGCTGAGTTTGCGCTGCTCGGCCAGCGGCCATACCTGCTTCCGCACCAGCCGCCGGTGAGATACCAGTGGGGCCGTACGTAGGTATCAAGTACCCTTCTCTCGTCGCTACCACAGCATGGTCTCCTTAACTTGTGCCAGCCGCAGGCGTGGCGGGCGTACCGAATAAGTCTCTCAACGAGTCCGCGGCGGACGTGAACGCGGCTCCGCTCTGCCCCATACGGTTCAGACGTTCGGCTTCTTCCTCCGCGCGGCGCTTGCGGTCGGCGTCTGCCTGCATCATGAGCCCTGCAGCAGCACCCTGCGGCGCTGTCCCTAACCCGCTAAGGGCAGTAATGCCTGATGACAGCGCACCGTCAGCGCGCGTCTGTTCCTGCACAGCAGCACCGCCGCCGGAGCGCGCAGCCTCAATAGCCGTGCGTCGTTGTAGTTCAGAGGCCATACCCGGTGCCTGCCCGCGGCTCAGGTCGAGCCCTGCACGCTGCGTCGCAGCAGAGGCTTGGCCGTAAGCCAGTTCGGGGTTAGCCGTACCACGGGCGATGAGGTCGCGGCCCTGTGAGACGAGTTGATCATACTGTGCCCGGTTGGTCGATGACAGTTCTTCGAGTTCCCCTTGGAACCGCGTGCGCAGTGCGATCTCCTCGGGGGTTAGGCCCTGAGTTGACCCATCAGCGAGCGAGGCTGCGAGGCGCGCCTGCTGCACAGAAGACAGTGCAGATAATACAGTTGACCCAGTAGAAGCCAGCTTACCTACTGTGCCGAGGAAAGTGCTGGGTGCCGCTGCCGCTGCCGTTACGCCGGGTGCCACCGCTAGGCCGGGTGCTGCTGCTGCTAGGCCGGGTGATGCTGCTGCTGCTACGCCGGGTGCTGCTGACGCCCCGAACCCAGTCCCGAGGAACCCGCCGGAAGTGCCAGCGCCTAACATGGGGCCAGCGAAGCCAAGGGTACCACCGATGAGAGCACCGTCTATGAATGACCCGCCAGTGGCAGCGGACGTAACCCCCCCAACCGCGGCACCAACAAGTGGTGCGCCAAACGCACTGGTCATAATCGGCGCGAGAGCTGGGACCGCCGTGGCAATACTCGCGGCTATGGCGGGCGCGAATACGAATACAGCGACAACTGCGGCGATGCGTAGTAGCTTCTTAAAGAACTTTTTCATTTTGCCGCCCCTTCTTGCTTGTACTGCTGGAGCAGCTTGTCGAAGAACTCAGTACCCTTCGCGCGCACCACATCCGCTGGGATAACGTACTCCCCCTCGTGGGCGTTAATTGGGATGGACCCATCAGCCTTGGGGCTGTTAGTTGGCAGCGGGCCGCCTTCCTTCATGGACATCATTGGCTGGCCGCCACCCGAGATGACTTGCTCGCCGACCTTACCAATCAGGTACAGCAGAAGCATTACGCCTTGGTTGTAATCAAGCGGCAGGTCTTCCTCGTCCAAGAACCCATTTTGCAGCAGTGCCTGCCTGATCTGTGGGTACATCTGAGGGTTCTGCAGCCCGACGACTGCGAGCTGGCCAATCATCCGGATACTTTCCGGGGTCACTTCGCCAGACTGCAGCCCCTGTTGAATCTCCGCTTGGATCGACTGCACCTGCTGTGGGTCACGGCGAATGAGGTCTTGAACTTGTGCCTCTAAAACCTGTGGGTCCTCTGTGGCGCTCATGCTACCGGGCTGTTGTAGACCGGGCCGCTGCCCGGGCATACCGGGCATACTGGGCATACCGGGCTGAGGCATACCGGGCATACCTGCACCGGGGGGCATTGCTGTCTGGGGACGGATGGGCATACCACCGGGGCCAACCATACCGCCCAGCTGGTAGCTAGGCATAGGCGCGGGGGCCATGTTATTCATTGGTATTTGCTGAGGAGCCTGCTGTGGCATGGGCACTGCCTGCAACATTGGCGCCGCAAGTAGTCGCGCCAGCATAGGCGGTAGGTCCAGCGAAGTTGTGGACTGCGGGGCGGGCGCCGTTGGGCGGTTTATATTCTGCATCGTTATCTCCGGAGTTGCTGTAGCAGCGCGTTAAGCGCGGTTCGCAAGGTGTTTACATCCGCGGCCAAGTTCTGCACGTCACGCAACAAGTTCTGGTAGTCGGAAAGGCTCACTAACTGTACACCATTTATAGTATATCCGCTACCCCGTGCTGACAAGCTAGTAAACTGGGCGGCTACCGCGGGTACCGACACTGCGTCGCGCGTGATAGCCCGGCTGACTCCGTCGAGTTCGCCGCGCGTACCGGTTAGAAGCTCGACGTTTTCTTTCATGGTTGCCAGCAACCGGTACTGAGCCGGATCGAGCCCAGCCGGGGGTAGCGCTGGTATTGCTGTGAACCGGGGCATCAGACACGCACCAGCGCTGAAGGTGTCTCACCCACGTGGATCGACCGCACGCGGATCGTGCCCGACACGCTAAACTCAAACGTATCAGACTTATAACCAGTGGGGAGGCGGAATATATCACTGCTGTTCAATGGCGTTGTGAACTCCAACTTCTTGTCGACGTATAGGCTAAACGTCAGTGGGTCGTCTTGGTCCCAGTTCTCCCCTGCTGCTTCCCAGTTGATATCCGCAGTGTCCCAAACAGACGAGGAGGCCACACTGGCGTAGTCGGCTACAACGCGCGCCGCGCCTACGTTGGTGTACAGCGGAGTGATGAACACCTTGGACTTCCACTCCAATGTAGCTGTGGGCTGCGCCGGATCATCCCAGCGGTACACGTCGCCGTTCTCACCACTGGTGTAGTAGAGGATATTTGTCAGTGAGTCGTACCACGTAGCAGAGAACGTGTAGCCGCTGTTTACAAAAGACGCGCCACGCTCCAGCACTTCGTAAACGAAAGAGCCCGTGCTGTGCGCTGCGAAGTACACCCCTTTGTAGTTGGCACCCACCACGGTTTCTGGGTCGAGTGCCGCGTTCCATGTATCGCTGCTGTGTACTTTTGCAGAGAAGACTTGCGGGCCGGTCATAGGCCCCATGGTAATCAGTCCGTCGTGAGATGAGAACACCGCCCCGCCGGTGGTCAACACAACGCTGCGCCGACTTATGCAGGGGTATCGTGCGTCCACCTTGTCAATCGACAACGTCCGCGGGTCGCTACCAGCTACGTAATAGGGGTAGCTGTCTGTCAGTACGAGTAGGTCCCCGGCGATTGGAACAACCTTGACGATGTTGTGCTCCAGCGAGCGCTTGTATTCCACCGGCCATGCGTGAAACTTGCCGGGCTCGGAGAAGTACAAGTCATTACCCGCAAACCCCACAAGGATATTGTTCTTGAGGACAGCCAGACCCTGCAGGTCTTTGGGCGGCGCGTTGTAGTTGTCCGAGGACAGGACGCTAAGCAGGCTGCGAAAGCTAAAATTGTCGACAAAGGTGTACACGCCACCGTCACCCCAGTACCGAGCCGGGTCTGTCGCGCGCTCCGCGCTGTCGTAATAGAGCGTACCAGTGGCTGCACCATCTGCGACATCAGCTGCTGTCTGTGCGTACTCGAACGTGTACTGGTCGACGAGTGCCGTGACGACACCGTCAGTTATGTCAAAGCTCGCTGGGGCCGCGCCACTGATCTTTACCCGGTCACCGCTCAACAAGTTGTGTGGAGACTCCAGTCGAACGCGGGACACATTTGCTGCGCGCGACGCGCGTGCCAGCGGGTTGGGGAACCACAGGGTAGACAGCCGAAAGAACTCACTCGTACCGTTTGTTGCTGCGAGGGACCGGTACAGCCGAATACCGCGGACGAACGTGCCCACCGGGGGCGCGGTCGGCAGCCCCGCAACAGTGGTGATCTGGCCTTCTTTTATGAACAGCGGTTCGGACGGAATGGAGCCCACGGACTCCTCCTGCCATGGGGTGAACCACGTGTAGACGTAGTTGCGCGCAAACACCGCGCCACCGAGATCGACTTTGCCGTCTGTGCTGGCTGTCGTTGTGACAGCGGGGCCAGTCGTGCGGTATGTGATCGTTGTCGCGTCTACGACTGTGATGCTGGTCGTAATGTTAAGGTCTCGGATGTCCCACCGCGCATTGCCTGACCGGGTGGCGGCGTCGGGCGCAGCAGTGGTGAAGGTGTTCGGGTCAACAACCGTGACGGTGTACGCGCCGGTCAGCGCGCCGCCGCTGGTAAACTCCACAAACACTTGCGCGCCCGTTGTCAGGCCATGCGCGGCGATTGCCACTGTGACCGCACTACCTTCTTGGCTGTAGGTACCAGTGCGGAACGCAAACCCAGAGACCGTGGTGAACGCACCGGTCTTGAGACTGTGCGGTGCTGCTGTGACCAGCGTCACGTTGTTACTATCATCGCGTGCGAAGCTCGCCGATGTCGCTGGTGTAAACGGAGCCGAAGTCGCGGTGGGTGTCTCTGTTGGGAGCGGCAGCCCTAACTCGTAAAACCCCGTGGGGTACGGCGCTGCGCCCGTAGTGGCGAGGTCATAGGTGCTAACCTTCGGCACGCCGTCACCTGCGTAGTAGAATCGCTGCTCGTTGATCTCGTCCGCCGCGGGCGTGACAATGTCCACGTCGTTGGGCCATGACAACCACACGGGTTCGTCTGTGTCTGTGCCGCGTAACGCGTAAAGCGTACGGGTTTCCCCCGTACGCCCTGTGTTCGCGGTGATGACCGGTAGCGGGTAGGGTATAAGATCACCAGAGTAGAGCTTGCAGTTCTCCGCTACTTGCGCAGCAGTGTCGGGCAATAACTCCGCGGAGTTCTTTGGTACGACGCCAAGAAAGTTGATGATCTTTAGCGCGGTCACTTCTTCGTACCCGCCTTCTTCATGCACTTACCCATGGCTTTGCAGCGCGTAGGGTTGGGGCACGTGGGGCAGGGCTTAAACACCATGCCCCCCTTTTTGTAGCTCATAGGCTTGTTCTTCTTATCCATCATTGGCGCGGCTCCTTGTGGGTTTGGATCACATAATCTCGAAGTGTGGACCGTCTATGAACGGGCGCTTCCCTTGGCTGCGGCGCAAGTCCACATACGCGTTCATGGCCTGCTCCATTGTACCACTCCATTTCCGGATGTCGGAGATGTGCCACGCGGCGCCCCAGCGCAGGGCAGCGCCAGTCTCTACAGCGGCTTCTTTCATGGCGTCAGCGATGTCGTCATACAGGTTCAGCTCCCACGACCCCCGGCTGCCGATGTAGGCCATCAGGTCAACGGCCTTGCCTTCTAGGTGCTTGGAGCGCATGGTCTTGCTCGCGCCTTTGTCGACCAGTAACCGCTGTTCCGCCACCGTGCGAATACCGCAGATCACACCGAAGTCGATTTTGGTAATGGCTATCGCCAGCTTCACAGTTGCCACTAGCTGTTCGTCAACGCCCTGCAATGTGCTCAAGCTGCGATCTGAAAGTTTGAAGTTCATGTGTCTTTCTCCGGGGTGTTGCTTGCGCCGAAATAGAAGGAGATAACAGCAGATGCGCTACCGCCCAGCCAGCCTACGGCGACGTTGATGAGACCGAGGTCAGCAGCGTGGTCGATGAAAGTCACCGCCCCAACGTAACCAAAGAACGCAAGCAGCGTTCCAACGGCAAGGACGGTAGGTGTCATGTCCTTCACGACGGTGTGGCGGCGGCGCGCACTGTCACGATCTGACGCGGCGATCTTCGTCAAGTTCACGTCCAGCTGTTTCATGCTGACCTTGAAGTCTGCCTCGACCTTTTTTATCTCAGCCAGCTGGGCTGGGGTAGCGTTTGTCACCGCGGCGTCCACCGCTTCCAAGGTCGACTCAGGAAGTCCCAGCTTGTCGGCCACCAGCTTGAGTGCCATGCCACCTAGAGGGCCACCTAGCGCGGTTGCAAGGGTCGGGGCTATCGCTCCGAGTATCGCTGTCAGATTTTTCATTGTTGTAGGCCCCTCAAAAACATTGCGAAAAAGTACAACAGGCCACCGCCTATACCCACAGTAGCAAAAAGCGTAGCACCAATAAACACTTTTACAAAGAACGCTCGTTGCGCTGCAATCGCCGCCTGTCGTTGTTTGCGCAGCTGGCCCTCAGTGCGTAGTATTTCTTCCCACGTCCTTATGCCATAAGTCATGTAAACCCAAACCTTTAGCTCGTATCGCTGCGCTTCGATCCGCTTGCGCGCCAGCACCGCTTGTGTGGCCATCGCTTCGATATTGTCGGACCCTGTCAGGAGCCGAGCGACGATACCGGGGTTTTTCGTAGCCTTCTCAATCGCCGCGATCTGGGCAGACGCCCCCATCCACTTATGAATGTCCCCGTGCATAGACTCTATGTCGCGACCAACCTCGAACCCGTGCTTGAGCATAGCGAACGCTTTGCTGGCCGCGCTTATTGCAAGGGTGACAGAAGCGGGGTCCACATCACTTCCTCAAATGCTGCTCGATGTTGTCAAGTTTTTCCAAGACCATCTTGAAACTCTCCTTGACCTCTTTGAACTCGCGGTCAGACGCTTCTTTGCTCGCAGACGTTTGCGCCTTGATGACAGCAATGTCAGTCGTGTTGGCCTGCGTTTTGTTGTGCAGCATCCAGACGGCACCCGCTACGGGGGCCACAATCCACTGCATGATGGTGTTAAGCACGTCCATCGGTACGCTCCTCGATCTCGTCCATACAATCCAACAGGCACTGGAAGGCAGCGACCGCTGCGCCCGCCAGCGCATCCTTTTCTCTCAACCACTTTACCAGAGCTTCGGCTTCCGTGGCAGCAAAAAAGTGCACGTGCCTCGTAGGTAAATTACGTCCGGCGTCTTTGAACTTCTTCTCGGTTACACGTCCGCCGCGGCGGTGCGCACCGACCAGTACATACGCAGCACCCCCGATACGCTCGGGGGTGGTCAGTGTTCTGGTGAATGTCTGCGCGGCGGTCAGGGGCCGGGGCACCATCGGGAGCATGTCAACCATGTCGAGCGTCAGCTCCCCAGATACCTGCGCGTAAGGCGGCAAGTGTGGGTCGATCCGCTCGTGGATCAAACGCAACGCGCCAAGCCAGTCACACCACTGCTGCGATGTGATCGTGGCTTGTATCATCGCCTGCCCAAGCGGGTGCTCCTCGCAAGCGTGGTGCAGGTGGCGTGTTGCGTCAAAGAGGGTCATCACTTCTTCTCCAGTTCCGCTGTTAGCCAGCGTTGGGGTAAGGGAACCTTGTGCGGATTTCCTCACGCTTTGCCAGCCACTCAACTTCTGTGGCCTCACCAGCCTGCCACTTGAAGAACAACGGGTCAGCTTCAGCGGTGTATGCTGACTGGCGTTTGGCTTCCTGTTCGGCTTGTGTGGGCGGGGGTGGGGGAGGTGGTGCAACGTAAACCCATTCAGAGCCATTCCACTGGTGGTCCCCAGAAGGAATCAGCGGCACTTCAACGGTTCCTGCGAGGTATGACGCAAATATCTCCGCACTTGGTGCGGTGTTAGTTTGCCAGTAACCTATCTTTGGATGAAAGAAACCTTTTTCCATTACCGTAACTCCACCACCGCTGTGATTGACATTCCACCACCACTTGCTCGGTAGTAGTGATTGGGCGGGATAATTACACAAGCCGCGTCAGCGGTGCCGCTAGAAAGGTCACCCCAACTTTGGATATTGAAAACGGACGTGCTGGGGCCAACCGAAATAATTAAGTTACCATTCCCATTTCCCCGCATTTGAAAAACAATCGACCTGCCTGTGGTGTTTTGATACCAAACATTCGCGAAGCGAAAAGCTCCCTGCCACGTTTGACCGACTCCAATGCCAGCAGGAATGTCAGACTTAAAAGCGATCGCCCCTCGGTCAGAGGCATCAACTTGCGCCTTCAGTTCGCTACCGCTCCAGCCGATGTAAACTTTATTGTTAAACTGACCTGCACCACCACCTTGCTGCACTGGTGTAAAACCAAGGGCACCTGCGGGGCCGGTAGGGCCTGTAGTGCCTGTACCCGAAACACCCTGCGGACCCTGCGGACCAGTTGGGCCGGTCGAACCACCAGTGCCGTTAAGGCCAGATGGACCAGTTGGGCCTGCGGGGCCTGCGACTGTAGAGTTCGCGCCTTGGGGGCCTGTCGGGCCTGTAGTGCCTGTACCCTGCACACCTTGTGGGCCCCGCGGACCAGTTGGGCCAGTTGCGCCGGTAGGGCCACCGCCGGTAGGACCTGTCACACCTTGGACACCTCGCGGTCCAGTTGGACCAGTGTTTCCTGTACCAGTCGCACCTTGGATACCTGTCGGGCCAGTGGGCCCGGCGTTGCCAAACACACCCTGAATACCTTGCGGACCAGTGGGGCCCGCTGCGCCGAGCGCACCGGATGTACCTTGGATACCCTGTGGGCCAGTGGGACCAACCGCACCGAGTGTACCGTCTATGCCCTGCGGGCCGCTTGGGCCGGTCGGACCTGCGAGACCTTGGAGACCACGGGGGCCGGTTGGGCCTTGTGGGCCGACGATCTGGCCAGCATTATTCCAAGCCGAACCGTCCCAGATGTACAGATCACCGGATGCCTGCACGATGATGGCATCGTTAAGTGTGTTGCCTGTAGGCGGCAGGTCACCAACAGTGGCGACCTCGCCAACAAAATTGATCGACGTACCTTGAGGACCCTCTGAACCAGTCGGTCCAGTGTTACCCTGCGGACCTGTCGGACCTGCTACACCAATCGAACCTGTCGGGCCGCTGAGGCCAGTACTACCCTGAGTACCTTGAATACCTTGAATACCCTGCACGCCTTGCGCACCAGTCGGACCAGTGGGGCCGACACTACCTGCACCGCCTGCGGCGCCGGAGGCGCCCGTGGGGCCTGTCGCACCAGTCGAACCCGTTGGGCCCTTGAGGCCGGGTGTACCTGTCGGACCTGTAGGACCAGCGACTGTCGACTCCGTGCCTTGCGGGCCTGTCGGGCCAGTGCTGCCTACTACGCCGGTGGCGCCAGCTAAACCTTCTGGACCAGTGGGGCCCTGCGGGCCAACGATTTGCCCGACGTTATCCCACGCCGCGCCATCCCATACGTAGAGGTCGCCGTCAGCCGCAACGATGTAAGCGTCGTTGATGACATTGTCGACAGCAGGTAGGTCACCGACAGTGGCGACCTCACCCTTAAATGTGATGGATGTACCCTGCGGGCCTTGCGACCCTGTTGGTCCAGTCGGACCTTGGGTTCCGGTTGGGCCTGTTACACCTTGCGGTCCAGTTGGACCGGCCTGTGTAGAAGCTGCGCCTGTTGGACCAGTAGTACCGATGTCGCCCGTTGGGCCAGTTGGGCCTGTTATGCCGTCGAGTCCAGCGCCGCCCTGCGCACCAGTTGGGCCTACCTCACCCTGAATACCCTGCGCGCCAGTGTCGCCTTGAATACCTTGTACACCCTGTGGACCAGTGGGGCCGAGTGGGCCCTGCACCGTTGAGTCTGCACCCGTAGGACCAGTCGGCCCTTGCGGGCCTAGGATCAGCCCGACGTTGGCCCACTCCGAACCGCTCCAGACATACAGGTTGCTATCAGCAACAACGACGTACGCATCGTTTATTTCAGCATCGCCGGGCAAATCTCCGACAGTAGCGACTTCGCCCCTGAACGTGATTGAAATACCCTGCGCACCCTGCGCACCCTGCGGGCCGGTAGGGCCAGCGACAGTCGAGTCAGCGCCTGTGTCGCCTGTGAGGCCCTGCGGACCGGTCGGACCTTGGATACCCTGCACGCCTTGCACACCTTGGATACCTTGCGGACCAGTCGCGCCCGTGTCGCCTGTGAGGCCAGTAAGGCCTGTGTCGCCAACGGGGCCAACGATCCCGCCATATGGCAGGCTGAGATACGCGTTCACCCCATCCCCGATTTTAAACTGGTTCGTGTCTGTCTCAAGGACAATCTCCCGGTCCGCAAGAACCGGGTTAAACTCAGTCCAACGGCCGAGCGTGTCACCGCGCAGCGCGAAGCCAATCGTGGAGGATGGGGTGATGGTCATTCTCAGGCCGCCTTATCGAGGGAGTAGAACTCCAAGTTACGCTTCAGGCGATCATCGCCGGGTTCTAACTCGCAGGCAATCTGCCCGTGTTCTACCGCGTCGTCCCGCTTCCCGAGGTGGTACGCCGCCAACGCTACAAGATCGTGCGGCTTCGCCCCCCAGACAGTCGGGTCCATGGTGTAGACCAGAGCTTTGTCCTTGATTGTCAATGCCTGTATAGCACAGTCATAGCTCAGCTGCCAATCCTCAGTTTTGCGCGCGAGGTCAGCCAGTTCGACCCATGGTTCACGGGTGCCCGGGGCTTCCTTGGTCGCCTTATCCAGCCAGACCTTGGCTTGCCCACGGTCGTTAAGAGCTTCATAGGCTTGGGCCATGACACGCATGGCGTAGCACCGCTCGTTCGCCCAGTTTGCGTTGGGGTTCTCAAGGTACTTATGCAGCGCCACAATGGCGTCGATCCACTGGCGGCTGAACGTCAGCTCGCGGGCGTAATAGAACGCATTGCGGGGGCAGCTCGGGTCCTCTTTGACCGACAGCTCCAGCAGGTCCATATACTGGCCACGGCTCTTGGTCGGGTCAGGGTGGTGCGTAACCAGCAGCTTGTCGGTGTGAGCGTAAACCTCTTTGATCCGGGCGTCCGGACGTGGGTACTCGTGGCACGGGTGATGCCAGTGATAGCCGTGGCGCGCATGGATTTTCTCATAGAAGAACTCGATGCCTGCGCCCCAGTCGAACTTGTAACGCAGCCGGGTGGTCTCATCCATCTTCCATACGCGCTCGATCTCCTCACGCCAGCCGGGTTCCAGCCGCTCGTCAAGGTCAAGGCTGATACACACGTCGATGTCGCGTGGGATCAGCGCAAGCGCTGCGTCACGGGCTTTGTCGAACCGCCACGGGGTGATGCAGATTTCAGGCACGGTCGCGCCGCACGCGCGGGCGAGCTCGACGGTCTCGTCGGTGCTGCCGGTGTCGGCAATAAGGATCAGGTCCGCATCTTGTGCGGACTCACAGAACTGCTCGACGAACGAAGCCTCGTTCTTGCTGATGGCGTATACGCAGATTTTCATATGTCACTCTCCCGGTTTAGTTGGCCACTCGATGGTGTAGGGGAATCCCCCTTGGGAGGTTATGTCACGAAGTGCCTGCCGATAGGAAGCCCATTCGGTTGTGATGGTGTTGTCGCTCAGGGCCATCCAGTCACTGTCCGACAGCAGTTGGTTGCGTTTGGCTCTAACTCTTGCAGAGGATGCGTTGTAATAATTTTGTTTTTCCTCTGGTGTCTTTTCGACAACCGACCACTCAAGATGCCACTTGTCACCTGCATAGGTGGGCGTGTCTGCTCGAACGGCTCTGTAGGTCGTTTCGTCGATGGATGGGGCGGCACCAACGACCACCTCAAATACCTCATAAGAGGCAAGCATTTCATCAGGTATGCGGCGAGGGAAAGATGTCTGCGGATGGTCTTTGTGCAAGTCTCCAATAGTATAAGGAAACTTTGTGACTTGTCCGTCTTGTGTTTTTGTGTAGGTCATAGTTGTATCTCCTTATAACGTGATATCTATAAGTTCTTCCGTGAGGACGGCAGGTGCGTCTGTCAGTACAGCAACGACGTCTGTTAAAACGGCGGGCGCATCGGTGAGTACGTCCAGTGCGTCTGTTAAAACGGCGGGTGCATCAGTAAGTACGGCAGCTTCATAAGTAAAAGAGCCGTATGTCCCTGTCCCAGAACCATCGGGCGGCAGTTTAGCGATGAGAAAGTCATTGCCGCCAGCGCCGTCTGAGGAGGTCTGGCCCGTCACAATGATGTTGTCAGCCGAGTCTATGGCTACGGCATTGCCTCGTTCAGCTCCTGTTCCGCCTAGAGTCCGGTCCCATTGCAGAGCTCCTGCAGAGTTGTACTTAGCGATGAGGAGGTCATCACCGCCAGCGCCGTCTGAGGTGGTATAACCCACCACAATGATGTTGTTGGCCGAGTCTATGGCTACGGCATTGCCGATGTCAGTTCCTGTTCCGCCTAGAGTCCGGTCCCATTGCAGAGCTCCTGCAGAGTTGTACTTAGCGATGAGAAAGTCATTGCCGCCAGCGCCGTCTGAGGAGGTCTGGCCCGTCACAATGATGTTGTTGGCCGAGTCTATGGCTACGGCACGGCCGAGGTCAGTTCCTGTTCCGCCTAGAGTCCGGTCCCATTGCAGAGCTCCTGCAGAGTTGTACTTAGCGATGAGAAAGTCAGTGCCGCCAGCGCCGTCTGAGGTGGTATAACCCACCACAATGATGTTGTCAGCCGAGTCTATGGCTACGGCATTGCCGATGTCAGCTCCTGTTCCGCCTAGAGTCCGGTCCCATTGCAGAGCTCCTGCAGAGTTGTACTTAGCGATGAGGAGGTCAGTGCCGCCAGCGCCGTCTGAGGTGGTATAACCCACCACAATGATGTTGTTGGCCGAGTCTATGGCTACGGCATTGCCGAGGTCAGTTCCTGTTCCGCCTAGAGTCCGGTCCCATTGCAGAGCTCCTGCAGAGTTGTACTTAGCGATGAGAACGTCAGCGCCGCCAGCGCCGTCTGAGGCGGTATAACCCGTCACAATGATGTTGTTGGCCGAGTCTATGGCTACGGCACGGCCGATGTCAGTTCCTGTTCCGCCTAGAGTCCGGTCCCATTGCAGAGCTCCTGCAGAGTTGTACTTAGCGATGAGAAAGTCAGTGCCGCCAGCGCCGTCTGAGGAGGTCTGGCCCACCACAATGATGTTGTTGGCCGAGTCTATGGCTACGGCATTGCCGATGTCAGCTCCTGTTCCGCCTAGAAGTGCGATCCAAGAACTAACAACCTCGCGGACAGCAGCAGCCTGTAACAGCTTTGTGCTAATACCGCTCATGCCATTGCATCCCCAGCTTGGAAGCCGTAGTAAGTCGTCCCACCATTAATTGTGAAAAATACAAACACGTCCGTCTCGCCGGTCGCGGGTGCATCAGGAGCCGTTCCACCCGCCCAGTCAACCGCGGCAGGCCAAGTTATTGTGATGGTCGTAGACGGCGTCACCTTCAACGTGAAGCCGTAGGCAGTGCCAGTGGCAGGTGGGTTGCTGAAGATATAAGTCTGCGCCGTTCCCGGTGCATCCGAGAACACATTGCCAGTGGATAGATCAATAGTTCCAGATGTGACTGTCCCCACGGTCTCGTGATAATTTACCCGCAGCAATGGGTCAGGTACCGTTGCGTCTGACCCTGCGGGTCCTGTGTCCCCCTGCGGGCCTGTCGGGCCTGTTGGGCCAGCGACTGTAGACTCATCACCTTGCGGACCAGTCGGGCCTGTGGGGCCAATCGTACCGGGGTCGCCCTGAATACCCTGCGGACCAGTGGGGCCAGTCGTACCCTCGGTACCGTCAATACCTTGCGGACCGGTCGGGCCTGTTGGGCCCGCTACTGTAGAGTCAGCACCAGTGTCTCCCGTCGCGCCTGTTGGTCCGGTCGGTCCGGTAGGACCTGCAACCGTAGAGTCAGCGCCTGTCGGGCCGACCTCACCTGTTGGCCCTGTGGGGCCTACGACTGTAGAGTCCGCACCCGTTGGGCCGGTGAGGCCCGTTTCGCCTGTAGGACCTGTTGGGCCAACGACTGTAGAGTCAGCACCGGTAGGTCCTGTTGGGCCGGTCGGGCCTGCGCCGCTTGGACCTGTTGGTCCGACGACCGTTGAGTCAGCACCAGTCGGGCCCGTTGGGCCAGTGTCGCCGGTAGGACCGGCAACCGTTGAGTCAGCACCTGTGGGCCCTGTGGGCCCCGCTGCACCGGTAGGGCCGACAGGCCCGGCGATTGTGGAGTCAGTACCTTGTGGGCCAGTCGGACCGGTCGTGCCCTCGGAACCGTCGAGACCCGCGGGACCGGTAGGACCAACGACTGTAGAGTCAGCACCTTGCGGGCCGGTAGGGCCGCCGGGGGTACCGTCAGCGCCTGTAGGGCCCGTAGGACCTGCGATGCCGTCTATGCCGTCAATACCTTGGGCGCCCTGTGGTCCTGTCGGGCCAGTGGGGCCGACGCTTACGCTACCTGCATTGATCCACGCCATCAGACACCATCCCAGATATAAAGGTTTCCGTCAGCCTCGACGAGGTACGAGTCATTGACCTCGTTGCCCTCAGTCGGCAAGTCCTCGACAGTAGCGACTGACCCTTGGAAAACAATCGACGTGCCCTGCGGGCCGGTCGGGCCAACGATGCCGCCATATGGCAGGCTGAGATACGCTGTCGTGCCGTCGCCGACTTTGAACTGACCAGTGTCTGTCTCCAGCACAAACTCACGGTCCGCGAGGACCGGGTTGAACGAGGTCCAGCGGGCGAGCGTGTCGCCCCTGAAGGACAGCTGGAATACAGATGCACTGATCGTGTTCATGTCTGGGCGCTCCCGAGGTCAATCTTAGCCCCGCCGGTGTAATCCGTCTCAGCGTTGCCCGCGTCGATCAGCGTCGACAGCACAGGAGCAACACCGACCCAGCGGTCGCCAACAGAATAGTGCATGAGGTTGTCCTCACCCGCAACCACTGCGCCCTTGTACGCCAAAGGGTCCAGCTCGATAGGCGTGGTGTAGACCAAGGACCGGCCGACGGCGCGCTCGCGCCCGGATGCAAACTTTACGCTGCTCATGTAATCACCGTGTATTCTTCGCGTTGGTTGAGGACATAGGACAGATTGGCGATTGCGCCTTGAAAGTTCTCGGTCTTGAGGTCCAAGCGCTCCCCACTGCGCAGGTTCTGCTTGCCAAGCTCAATGACGGCAAAATCGTTCGGCGGGATGTCCATCCGGTTCAGGATCAAAAACTCAACGCCGTCTGCGTCCACGATCCGCGCCGACAGCTGCAGTGTCTCTGTTGCGTTGTTGGTAACCATCAGCGAGGTCAGCAGCGCTACGGCCTCGATAGTACGCTCAGGGTTGGGGCCAACCGCAGGGATTAGGTAGTCCGGCGTCTCCAAGACCGTCGTGTAGAACGACGGGATAACGACGCGGGCTACGTTAAATAGGTTGAGCGGTGGGCGGGGGGTTGTAATCGTAGGCATGTCAGGCTCCTAATGCTTGGATAAGCGGCAGAGTAATGTTCTGCACGCCACGTGAAAACGCCTGCCCATCGACAGTGCCGCGTTCGAAGTCTACCCGCAAGTCATCCCCGAGGTAGGTGTCCCCGAGCTCAGTCGAGAACGTGGCGTATATCCGGCCGCCTTCCAGTTTAAGGTTCGCAAAGGCTGGGTCGACAGCCTCACCCGTGCCACGCTGGGAGAACGGCAGCGAGTTGTAGTTCACCCCCGAGCCGACGTAGCTGAACTGTTGCCCAGTTGCTTCGACCACAGACGGGAACCCCAGTGTAGGTGGCGTCTCGACATTGGTCTTGATGAGCGTAATCAGCGAGTCCAGCATGTCCTCAGCCGGAGAGGTCAGAGCACAGCGTGCGAGGATTCGTGCTTGGATGATCTCCCAGCTGCGCAGGAATATTGGGAGGAGCCCAGCGTCGAAGTGGTACTCAGCGTTCCAGTTGAACAGGCCCTTCACAAAGAACTGCGCCCCGCGGTCTTGCCCAGACCGGAAGTCGTCCGACAGCTGCTTGAGGAGCGTGGCTGCATCCCGGCGCGTTAAGTCCTCGTTCTCTTGGCTGAAGTTCTGGACCACAACAAACTCATCCGCGAGGAGCACATACATCTCCTCGATGATCGTAGCCTGTTGCTCAAGGATTGCGTCTGCTGTTGCAACGTAGACGCCGCGCGGCTGCCCGACAGGGTCAGGGATGCGGATCGTGTTGCGGAACCCAGTCGCCACAAGCGCGTAGTCCCCGAAGGTGTTGTTGGAGTTGGCGACCGTAACCTGCCCGCCATCGAGACACCACAGGCCGTAGCGGCTCCAGTTCGTGAACACCGACACAAGCTGCACAAACGCGTTGCGTTTAATCAGGTAGGCGTAGCCGTTCGGGTTGATCCCTGTAAAGCTGTCGACCACCACGGACCGTAGCGGTGAGGAAGGCGCAAG